TCAGCGCGGCGCCTCGCGCATGGCCTCGGGCGCGACGAGGAGATAGCCGAGCCCGCGCACGGTCTGGATCACATCCACCTCCAGCTTCTTGCGCAGGCGGCCGACAAAGACCTCGATCGTGTTGGAATCACGGTCGAAATCCTGGTCGTAGAGATGTTCGACCAGTTCGGTGCGCGACACGACGCGCCCGGTATGGTGCATGAGATAGGCGAGCAGCCGGTGCTCATGCGAGGTCAGCTTCACCTGCCGGCCATTCACCGTCACCCGGCCGGAGCGCGTGTCGAGCATGACCGGCCCGCAGGTGAGTTCGCTGGCGGCATGGCCGGCGGAACGGCGCAGCAAGGCGCGGATGCGCGCCAGCACCTCCTCCATGTGGAAGGGCTTGGCGACGTAATCGTCGGCGCCGGCGTCGAAGCCCTGCACCTTGTCGCTCCAGCGGTCGCGGGCGGTGAGAATCAGCACCGGCATTTTCCGCCCCGCCCGCCGCCAGGCCTCCAGCACCGAGAGCCCGTCCATCTTCGGCAGGCCGATATCGAGCACCACGGCGTCATAAGGCTCGGTATCGCCGAGGAAGTGGCCTTCCTCCCCGTCAAAGGCACGGTCGACGGCATAGCCGGCCTCGACCAGCGCCTCATGCATCTGGCGGTTCAGATCGGGATCGTCCTCGACGACAAGCAGGCGCACGGCATTTCCTCACGCACGCCGCGCGGGGGGCACGCGGCGGCCTGAGCATGCCACCGCGCGGGGCATATGTCAGGGGTGGGGTGTGTCACCCCTTCCCCCGCCAGCCGCACAGTTCCCGGCCCACCGCATTATGCGCCTTCACCTGGCGGATGGTGGGGTCAGTGTCCTCCATCGCCCAGCTGATCGGCCGGAAGGCCCCGCACGCGCCCCGCGTCGCGGCGGAAGGTGTCGTCGTCGCGCAGCCGGCGGTCATCAGCGTTAGTCCGATCAGCGTCAGCCCGCGCGCCATTCGCGCGCGCGATCGTCTCCAGCACATCCCGTTCTCCTTGCGCGATACAGGCCGCCCGGCCTTCCCGGTGGCCCTTGAGATAGATCCCGCCCGCCAGCGCGAGCGCGGCGAACAGCAGCGCGGCGCCGCGCCCGAGCGGGCTCGCCAGCAGGCCGAGCAGCGCCGTCACGGCGCCACCTCGCCGGCGCCGATGCGCGCCAGCGCCCCACGCAACGTCAGCGCCACCCCGGCCAGCATCAGCGCCGCGAACAGCCATTTCAGCGGTTCGGCGAAGCTGGCCAGCGGGGCGAGGCGGTCCGCCTGCTCCGCCACGACCGCCCCGAGCACGCCGGCACCGCTGATGAGCCCGCCCGCGCCGTCGGCGGTGCGCGCGAGCCGTGTATCGGCGGGGCGGGCCCGGGCGGCGCCGCCGGTCTCGCGCGCCGGCTCCGGCGTCGCCGCGCCGGCCAGCGCCTTGGCCGCCGCCCGCACCTCGGCGACGCGGCGGGTCCAGCCGGCGCCGAAGGTCGGGAAGGTGCGCAGGCTGCGCAGCATGGCGAGCCGCCGGTCGCACAGCGCGTCGATCAGCTGGGCGGGCGCCCGGCCGTCCAGCGCCACCAGCGTCGCCTCGCCCACCTGACCGTCCGCCGTGACACCGAGCGTGCGCTGCAGCCATTTCGCCGCCTGCGCCGGCCCGGAATTCACCGCCGCGTCGAACAGCGCATAGTCGAGCCCGGCCGGCAGGTCGTCGGCGCGCACCGCGTCCCAATATTGGCGGCGGTAGATCGCCGCCATCTCGTCCGGCGCGATGCGCCGCACCGGGCGCGCGGGCTGGCCATGGCGGCGACGCCAGCCATCATAGACGCGCTGGGTGATGCCCTGCATGGTCGCCCCGCCGGGATCGGCGGGGTGGTCGGCGTAGCCATCCTCATGAACGAGCACGCGTTTCAGCGCCCCGTCGAAGCCCGACGCGGTCATGCATGACTCCACTGCAAAATTTTAGGGGTGATTTCTGGGGATTAACGCTATGTTAACGATCTCGCTACCTGAGCACGGTTGCAAAAATACCCGGATTCCAAGACCCTTTTTGAGAATGGCTGGCTACCGGCAAGGGGCACCTCACGGCATGGCAACAGAAGATCGACTCGTTGAAGACCTGCGGGGCATTTTCGATGAAGCCCGCCGCAGCTCCGGTCAGGTGCAGGCGGAAGCGTTGCTGGCTGTCGCGCCGGTGGTGCTGAAGGCCAGCGAGTCCGAGCGCGGCGTGGCCTATATGCGCGACCGTCTGACCCCCGAGAGCTACCGCGCCATCTGCCGCGCCATTGGCGACGAGCTGGACCGGCTCAATGCCGAGATCGACCGGCTGAAGCGATTCGAGAAGATCGCCGGCGTGGTCGAGAGCGCCAAGCGTCGAATCACCGCGCGGCCGACCATCGTTACCAAGCCGACGGTGACGGCCGCCGTGAAAGCCGCCGCCGGCGCCTCGGCGCTTGGCGAGGCCGGCCCGGTCGCGCCGGCTGCGCTTTTCGGCCCGCCGGCCCCCGCCCCGGCGTCCACGCCGAAGGCGCTCGGCCACCGCTTCACGCCCGCCGCCGAATAGCCGTCAGATTTCCGCGGCAGGCCAACCCTCGCCGGGCAGCGTCTCGACTTTCGCGGCGTGCTCCTGCGCCGTGAGCAATCGCTCATAATCCGCCGGCGGCATGTCGATCTGCGCCTCCTGCGGCGCCGGTGGTAGGCGTAGCGCCGCCCACCCGTCGACCGGGTGCGCGACGACGTCCCACAGGCGAAACGTGCCGCGCGCCTGATAACCGCTGTCGAGCCACGCCTGTTCGCTGCGCGCCAGCGCCGCCGCCGCCGTCGGAAAAACCAGATAGCTGACGGTCATGGCGCTCATAGCATCACCTGGACCTGCGCGGCGTCGAGCGCCGCCATGTCGAGCGCCGACTGCGCCAGCGCCAGGGCGGCAATGCCACCCGTAAGGTACGCGCCGCCGGAGGTGGTCGCCCCGACGCGGATATTGGCGGCCTGATTGGTGTCCGGCGTTCGCTGCGCCGGAGTCAACGCACTGTTCACCGGCAGTGCGCCGTTGATCGCAAGGTCGAGCGCGCCTTCCATATGGCGGCCACGCGCGACGAGGCGGTTCCAGGACCCTGACGCCACTGCGGCCGTCGAGGTGGCGGGCGAACTTGCGTCCGCCGTGCGCATCTGGGCACTGATCGCCATCGTCGTTCCCCCGATATAGCCGCGAACACTGCCCACCGTCGAAGTGATGGGGTAATAAAGCAGGACCTGCGTGCCGCCCGTGCCGGCGATGCGCGCGATGACGGCATAGGTCAGTGCAGGCTGGTTGCGCGAAAATTCCACCGAGTTCTGGATGTCGAGATACTGCGCGCCGGAGAAGGCCAGGCAGGGGCGGCCATTGGGGCCGACATCGAGCACGCCGGCATTGACGATACGCGGCTGCGCCGCGCCGGCCGTCTGCACGGCGTCGCGGCCGCCCCCCGTCTGGTCGTACCACCGCGTGGCATAGGCGCTGGCGGCACCGGCAAAGGCCAGCAGCGCGCCCGTGTCGAGCGCGCCGGACCCGGTGAAGCCGATATCGGCCTCGCCGCCATCGCTGCCGCGGCGCACCCGCAGGCAGGGCCCGCCATGGGCGGAGAGCAGCCGGCTCAGCCCGAAGGTCGCGTAAAGCTGACCGGCGAACCCCTCCAGCGGCGCCACAATCCCGTGAGCGCGACGGCGACGCCGGAGATCGAGGCTGAATCCGAAGCTCGCCATCTCAGTCCACCCGATGGATGACGAGCCCGGCGGTCGTGCCCGTCGCCAGCACCCGCCGCACCAGGAATTCCAGCACGCTCACCTGCCCGGCCGGCAGCGGCAGGGTCAGCGGCGCGTCATCCGCCGCGTCGACGGGCAGGATGCGGACTTCTGCGTTCGCCAGCGTGGCCGGCACGAACACACGCAGCCTTCCATAACGCGACAGGTCGGTCGCATCGTTGGGCGTCACCAGCGCGCCGGCGCGGCCGAGCGCGGCGGGAGAGAGGGCGCGGCGGTGCCAGGGGTCCTTGGCGGCATCATAGGGCATGGGTCGCTCCCGGAGATCAGAGGGTGAAGGCGAGATAGGAGAGGACGAGGCGCACCCGCCCGCCGGTGAAGCTGCCGCCCAGCGCGGTGATGCGCAGCGGCGTGTCGGCATAGAAGGCCTGCGGGCCGATCACGCCGATATTGCCGGCGCCGGCGGCGATGCTCAGAAGCCCGCCGAATTTCGCGGTCTCGCCTGCTATGCCGACCTCATAGGCGGTCGCGCCCGTCACCGCCGCCACGGTGCGGCTGGCCACGGCAAGGACGATCGCCCGGCTGGGAATGAGGAGCGTCGAGGCGACGAAGGCCCCCGCGAGCGTCACCTCCTCCTCCGCCATGCGCAGGGTGGCGGTGGCGCCGGAAGCCGTGAATGCCAGCGCCTCGCGCCAGGCGGTGCCGTCGAACAGCAGGCTGCGGGCCTCGCTCACCACATAGGCGCGCCAGCCCGCACGCGGGGCGAGGAAGCGCCAGCCGGAATCGTAAAGCGCGATCTCGCCCTCATGGCCGGCGAAAGCGCCGCTGGCACCGGGCGCCACCAGATGCCGGTCGCCCGGCAGCGGGCTGGCGGGCGGGGCGGTGCGGGTGCGGTCGAGCACGGCGAGCTGCGTCGCCGCGTCGAGCAGCATCAGCGCCTCGTTGTGGGTCACATGCTTCTGCGCCTGCGCCGCCGCCAGCAACGGCAGCGCGAGGAGCGGCGTCGTCTCGCTCATGAAGGCCTCCTGTCGGGAGAACGGAAATCAGCTGCGCAGCCGCGCGGTCAGCGCCGCGCCGGCGCCGACCTCGGCGGAGAGCTGGGCGATGCGGACATCGAGAAAAGGTTGGGCAGCGCCGAAATCGGCGATCTCGTCGGCGCTCGCATAGAGAACGGCCGGCGCGGAAACGGTGAAGCGGCGCTTCACGGCGTCGCCGCTCAGAATCTCAACCGCATAGGCCTCGCTGGTCTCGCCGAGCGGCACCTCGACCAGATCCCAGGAATCGCCGCCCGCACGCGTGCGCCGCGTCCAGCTCAGTGTCACGCCGGCGGGGCCACGACGGGCGCGGGCATGCACCGGCGCGAAGGGACGCAGCGCCTCCGGCCCGAGCGTGGCGGCGATCTCGGTCACGGCCTCGTCGCCATGGTCGCGGTCGGCCCCGCCGATGCGGTAGGTGACGGCGCGGCCGATCATGTCGAGCCCGCTCGCGACCGGCACCAGATTGGCGTCGATCTTCATCAGCCTTGTTCCCGCCGGCCAGTCCGCCGCCGCCCGCGCCTCGGTGCCGAGCTGACCCCGCAGCAGGCCGGAGAGCCGCCAGCGGGAACTGCCGACCAGTTCGGCCTCGGTGAACTGGATCACCTCGACCGCGCCCGAGGGGTCGATCAGCGCCAGCGCATTGGCCCCGCCGAGCACGGCTTCCGCGCTGGCCCCGGCGAGCAGCCCGCCATCGAGCTCGACCTCAAGGCTCGCCCGCTGCCAGCGCCAGAGCGGGCCGGCGGGCAGCGCTTCCAGCGTTTCCCCGGTCACCGCCGCCGCCGAAAGTGTCGCCACCGGCTCGAAGCTGCCGCCATCCACCGCCCGCCAGACGGTGAGGCTGCCCGGCCACGGCGTGACGAAGGCGCCGAGCCAGGCCAGCACCGGCGCGCCCTCCCCACCCGCCAGCGGCACGCTGATGAGATGCACCAGCGCCGGCCCCTCGCCGCCCGGCAGTTCGACCTCGCCCGCCGGCCCCTCGCGCACCGCGAGGGCGAACACCGCCGGGTCGATGCTGCGCGCATTGACGAGGCGGGTGCCGCGCTCCTCGATGGAGACGATCTCCATCAGCCGCGCCCGCCCGTCGCGTTCCAGCCGCACCAGATCGCCCGGCTCCAGCGCGAGGCGCGAGGGCGGCAGCGTCAGGCTTAGCGTCTCGCGCCCCGCCCATGTGTCCTGCAACCACCGGTCGGCGAGGCCGGCGGCAAGGCCGGGATCGGCCACCATGGCGATGTCCATGCCGGTTTCCGCCCGCGCCGCGCCGGCCAGACGGCGCGAGACCGCGGTGGCGCGGCGGTAATCATTCGTGCCGTCGATGAAGCCGAGCGTGGCCGAGAGCGGCAATTCGCCCTCCGCCGCCCGCACCAGCGACGGGGCGGCGATGCCCTCGCCGGTGGCGATGTCGTCATCGGTCAGCACCTCCCGCACCCGCCCGCCGCGCGGGGCGAGCGCGAGGGCGCCGCCGCGCTCGACGAGGTCGAAGGCAAAGGCCCGCGCCAGCGGCTCCAGCGCCGCCCGCGCCGTCATCGGCCGGTCGACGACATAGCCGTCGATGATGCCGCGCAGTTCGCCGGTCGCAATGTCCGGCACGCCGAAATCCGCCGCCAGCGCCTGCGTCAGCTCGGCCAGAGGCGCGGCGCCCAGCCGGCCGGTGAGCCAGTGGCCGGTCTGCCAGTTGGCCCCGTCCGCCCACACATGTGTGGCATTGGGAAACACGGGAAACGGCCGCGCGTCCCAACTCCACAGATGGATCGCCGCCGGGTCGATCATTCGTCCGCCCGGCAGCGCCGGGGCCGGCGGGTTCAGCGCCGTGGAGGCGGAGAAGCCGGCCAGACTCACTTCGAGATGCCGGCGCTGGATCAGGTCGTCGCGCGCGCCGGTGGAAAAGGGCGGCAGCCCGCCCTCCGTCGATTTCGGGTCGGGAAAGGCGCTCGGCCGGTTGGCGCCCTTGTCCACCGCCGGGCAGCCGATCTCGGTCAGGCGCACCGGCTTGGAACCCGGCACCCAGGCCGTCGCGCTCGCCTGCCGCACCCCGCCGACGCGCTCGTGATGCGCGTGGCTCCACCAGCCGGCGAGGTCCTTTTGGCGAAACACCCACGCCTCGCCATAGGCGCCATCGGTGATCGGGGCGCGCGCCTGCGCGGAGCGGGCGGCGTCATCCGGGTAATACCAGTCGAACGCCTCGCCACCGTTGAGATTGCCGGCGAGATAGGCGCGGTCATGCCCGCTCTCATGCGCCTCGGCGTCGAGATGCGCGTCGCCCTCGCGCCAGTCGGCCAGCGGCGGATACCAGTCGATGCCGATGAAGTCGAGCGCCGGGGAGGCCCAGAGCGGGTCGAGCGGAAAGCGCAGTTCTGCCCCGCCGTCGCGCACATGCGCGCCATATTCCGTCCAGTCGGCGGCATAGCCGATCTGCGTGCCCGGGCCCAGCATCGCCCGCACCTCGCCCGCCAGCGCGGCGAAGGCGCCGGCGGCGGGGTAGACGCCCGGCGCGGCGCGCACGCGGGTCAGCGCCGCCATTTCCGAACCGATGAGGATCGCCTCCACCCCGCCGGCGAGCTGCGCCAGCTTGGCGTAGTGCAGCACCATGCGGCGCAGCGTCCATTCCGCCGGGCCGGCATAGGTGACCTGGCCGAACGATGCGCCGAACTGCGCGGCGGTGGCGGTGCCGAACAGCGCCGCCACCTGCGCCCCCGCCGCCGCCGTGCCGTCGGGCGAGCCGGCCACACCGGGCGCGGGGTGGCAGGTGATGCGCCCGCGCCAGGGATGGGCCGGCTGCATCGCCCCCGGCGCATAGGGGTCGGGCAATGTGTTGCCGGCGGGAATGTCCATCATCACGAACGGGTTCAGCGTCACTTTGAGCCCGCGCGCCTTCAGTGCCTGAAGCGCGGCGATCACGCTGGAATCGGAGGGCGTGCCGCCATAGGCGGGCTTGCCCTCATACTGGCTCACCAGCGCCGCCGTGCTGCGGGTCTGCCCCGCCACCTGCCACGCCAGAGGAAAGATGCCGATCTGCGTCGGCTTGCTGCGCCGCTCCACCGCCGGGCGGATCTGGCACTGGCCGGCGCGCAGATCGGTGCCGAACCAGGTGACGACCAGCGCCACCCGTTCGAGATTCGGGCAGGCGGCGAGCAACTGGTCGAGGCTCGCGGCAACATCGCTGGCATGGGTGCTGACATGCCGGTTTTCCAGCTGGTAGACGCCCGGCCGGTCGACCCGCAGCACCTCGCGCGGCTCATAGCCGAATTCGGTGGCGCCGGGGATCAGCGTCACCGCCCGCACCGCATTCTCCAGCGCCCCCACCGCCCGCTCGACCTCGACGGAAATCTGCGGCAGACGGTTGCCGAAGCGGGCGAGCGGCAGGCGCTCGAAGACGAGATAGGCGAGGCCGCGATAGGCCGGCGCTCCCGGCTCGCGCGCCTCGATCAGCGGATCGGGCAGCTGGTCCTCGCCCCCGCGATGCAGCCGCACATTCAGCGCGCGGGTGTCGAGCAGCCTTCCATCGGCCCAGATGCGGCCGATCCGCGTCACCGGACCCTCGCACAGGCCGACGGCGAAGCTGCCGAAATAGCTGTAGGTGGTGGTGCTGGCGCCGCCGGCCATTCCCCCCTTGCCGCCGGAAGCCTGCGTCTGGGTGGACACCACCTCCTGCACCGGCGCCGCCCAGATCACCTGGCCGGAAAGCCGCGCCCGCCCATAGAGCCGGGGCAGCGCCGCCCCTTCCGTGGAGGTCATGGTACCGAATTCAGCGAGGCGCGGCCCTTGCGTGCGCTGGCCGGGGTTCAGCACCAGGCTGTCAATGGCCGAGCCGCCGAGCGCGCCGAGCGCCCGCCCGGCCAGCGCGCCCACCGGCCCGAACAGCGCCCCGCCGATCGTCCCGCCCAGCGCGCCGAGAATGAGTGTGGCCATAAGGGGCTCCGATCGTTGGAATGGCGCCTGTCGGCGCCTCTTTGCGCTAGGTCTGGCGAGGGCCCGCTTCGCGCACCCTCATGGCCGGGCGTGACCCGGCCATGAGGGTGCGGGCCCCGGCCCTCACACGCCGGGAAAGGCGAAGGCGAAGGCCAGCCGGCGGCGCCACCAGGGGGCGAGGAACACCTCCGCCACCGCCGCCCCGTCATGGGCGTGCACCATCCGTTCGGGCGTCACCAGCAGCGCCGCGTGCTTGGCGGGAAAGCCCTCGCGCCAGCGGAACAGCAGCACATCGCCGGGGGCGATCGCCTCCAGCTTCACGGCGCGCATGTGGCGCCCTGCCGCCTCTGCCATCTGTTCGGCCTTCGTTGCTTCCGCCCAGTCCGGCGCATAGGCCGGCAGGTCCTGCGGCTCCGGCCCCAGCACGGCCCGCCACACGCCGCGAATGAGGCCGAGGCAGTCCGCGCCCTGCCCCTTCAGCGAGGCGCGGTGGAGATAGGGCGTGCCGATCCATTCCCGCGCCTCGGCAATCGCCTGTGCGCGCACATCCCCCTCGCCCATCACGGCCTCCCCGGCGTCGCCACCCGCAGCACCGCGTCATTGCCCGGCATATGCGGAAAGCCGCGAAAATTCAGCGTGTTGGCAAAGCGGTCGCGGCAGGTGGCGAAGCTCTTGTCGCAGCCGGCGGTGACGGTGAAGCCATCGCCAGGGGCCAGCACGGCCGGCGGGCGCTGCCACAGTTCCAGCCGCACCGCGCTGGCGCTCACGCTGTGCGCCTTCACCTCGGTGGCGAAGCCGGCAGCGGCGCCGCTGGTGACGACGAGCCGTCCCTGCGTGAACCAGCCGGCCGCATAGGCGCCGAGCCCTTCCGCCACGATCAGCCCCGGCGCCTCCGCCGCGCCCACCGTGCCATGGCCGGCGAACGCCGGCGCGGCCAGCGCGATCCGGCAGCGGCCATCGCCCAGATCGGCGTCGCAGCCGGCGGTGAACAGCCGCCCGCGCACCACATTCAGCGCGGATGAGAGGCCGCGCAGTTCGGCGGTGAAGCTTCCCTCGCTGCGCCGCACCTCGCCCAGATGCGCCCGGCGCAGCAGCAGGAAGCTCGCCGGCGCCGACCAGTCGGCGAGGATCAGCTCGATCCCCGCCCCGTCATAGCGCCCGGCGTCGAGATCGGCGTCGTCGATCAGCTCCGAGGTCAGCGCCGCCGCCATCTCGCCGCCGCCCACCGCAAAGCCCTGCGCCGCCGCATCCTCGCTGCCGGAAACGCCGGCGGCGGCACGAAACAGCGTGCCGTCGACGGTGAGGTCCTCGTCATGCTCGGTGAGCGCGATCACCGCGCCGTCGCGGCGTGTGATCCGCCAGCAGCGCGCCAGCGTCGTCACCCCGCCCGCGAGCGACGCGGCGAGGCCTTCGGGCAGTTCCCTCACGGCCGTATCTCCACAATGGGAATGCGCGGGATCGCCCCCGCCTCGAAGGCGGAGAGGTTCACTTCGAGAAAATCCGTGTCGAAGCGCACCGGCACGTCGAACAGGAAGCCGGCGGTGACATTGGCTCCCAGCGCCGGCACATGGCCGGGCAGGAAGGTGATGAGCCCGGCCGCCGCGTCGAGGGTGAAATGCGTGCCCGCCACCCGCTCCGCCCCGTTCACCGCCACCCGCACCGAGCCGGCGACCGGCTTGGCGATGGGGCGCTGATAGGGCGCATGCGCCCCGCCATAGGTCTTCACCAGCGGAAACTGCGCGCGCGCCCCGGTGCCGCTGCCCAGCAGCTGATCGAGCGGCGTCACCGCCGCCCCCGGCGCGCCGGAGGCATGGTCGAGCCGGTCGCGCCAGCGAAAGCCGAACAGCCGCCCGCGCCGCTCCTCGAAAAAGGCGACGACGCTGGAGAGCTGCGCCAGCGAGGTGACGCCATAGCCGGCATCCCAGCGCCGGCGGGAATGGGCGAGCCGCGTGTTGCGCTCCTCGCGGCCGGTAAGCGTGGTGACGATTTCCGTCGCCCGCTCCGGCCCGCCCGCTGCGCCGAGCGCGATGTCGAGCGGAAAGAGCGCTTCGTGAAAGCCGGGCATCTACAGGCTCCTTTCCCCGCGCGCCACGGCGCGGGCGATCAGGCCGGCGAGATAGGCGTCGGAGCGGCGGAAGGCGCCCGGATCGGGGGTGGTGACATTCACCGTCACCTGCGTGGCGCGCCCGCCGCCCTGTGCGGCGACGCCGAGCCGGCCATCGGCCCCGCGCGCCAGCGGCAAAATCGCCTCCGCCCCGCGCTCGCCCATCAGCCCGAGCCCATTGCCGGCCATGGGGAAATAGGTCGGCGCCGCCACCACCCCGCCGCGGGCGAAGGGGGTGACGCCGCCGTGCTCGAACGCCGCCCCCTTGGCGAAGCCCGAAAGACCGCCAAGCGCGCCGCCGAGCGCCCCTTGCAGCAGGCCGGAAACGCCCTGCTCCAGCGGCTTGAAGGCGATGTCGAGCGCCAGCGAGGACAGCCGGCCGGCCAGCGAGCGCAGCACATCGTCGGCCTCGCGGCCCTTCAAGGTGGCGCCGGTCAGCGCGTCGCCCACCGCCCGGCCGAAGCCGCGCGCCAGCCGCTCGGCTTCCGCGATCTCGCGCTGGAAGGCGCTGGTATCGGCACGGATATCGACCGTCAGCCCCTCGTCGAACACATCCATGTCGTCCGCGGCCATCCTGCCCTCCTGTGTGAAATGCTTCCGTGTCCCGGCCCAGCGCAGGCGCAGGCGCCGCGTCGGCCCCTCGCGCCCTCAGGACCGGGCTTGACCCGGCCACCCCGACTTGGCGCCGGGATCGGACGGGCTGCGCTGGGTCCCCGGGTCACGCCCGGGGATGAGGGCCCGTTTGGCCTCCTCGCACCCTCAGGGCCGGGCTTGACCCGGCCACCCCGACCTGGCGCCGGGATCGGGCGGGCTGCGCGGGGGGGCCCGGGTCACGCCCGGGGATGAGGGCACGCGCGGCGAGACGGCGCCCCCTCAGTCCGGGAACCGCGCCATCAGCGCGGCGAGGCCGGCGCGGTCGAGCGGCGCCCGCGCCGGCCCGGCAAAGGCGCGCAGCGCGGCGGCGAGTTCGCGCGGCGTCATCCGCCAGAAGGCAGGTGGCGACAGGCGCAGCCGGCCGAAGCCAAACGCCATCGCCTCCGCCCAGGGGAAGGGCGGGACGCCCTCCCCGGGAAAGGGCGGGACGCCCTCCCCGTCGGGGCGAGACGGGGCGCCTATCCCCCCGCCTCCGGAGGATCGGGCAAAGGGCGGGAGGTGCGTTCCCCCTCCCCGTCGCCGCCAAAGGTGGCGGCGATCAGCGCGCCGACGATCCGCGCGAAGCCCGCCGCCCCGCCCGGCGTGGTCATGCGCGCCACCTCCGCCTCGGTGACGGTCTCCCCCGCCCCGCGCAGCCCGGCGGCGATCAGGCGGATGGCGTCGCGCGCGGCGAGGCGCCCCTGGGCGAAGCGCCCGGTGAGCGCCACCAGATCCTCGGCGCCGAAAGCGTCCTCCAGCTCGGCCAGCGCGCCGAGGGTGAGCACCAGCGTGCGCCGGCGCCCGTCGAGTTCGGCGGAAATCTCGCCGCGATGGCGGTTGGCCATGTGTGCTCCTTCCTGAGGGCTGAAGCTGACGCGAAAACCCGCCCCTCATCCCCGGGCTTGACCCGGGACCCCAGCCGGCCCCTGCGCCGGTCGAGGTCTGGGTGGCCGGGTCAAGCCCCGTCCTGAGGGAGATGGGGGACGCCCCTCACAGCGCGGCGAAGGTGATCTCCCCCGCGCTTTCCAGCGCGATGTCGAACGTCACCTCGCGGTCGTGCTCGCCGGCGAATTCCAGGCTCGTGATCTGGAACGGCCCGGCCAGCGTGCCGAAATCCGGCACCACGATCTGCGCGCTGCGCAGCGTGCCGTCGAAGAAGCTCTGGCGGATCAGCGCGTCCGACGCGCCATCCTTGAACACGCCGGAGCCCGCCACCGAGGCCCGCTTCACCCCGGCGCCAGCGAGCAGCTCGCGCCAGCGCCCGGCGCTCTCGGCATGGGTCACGTCCACTGCCTCGGCATTGAAGGCGATCTGCCGCGAACGCAGCCCCGCCACGGTGACGAAGGCCGTGCCGTCATGGATCTTCAGGAGAAGGTCCTTGCCCTTCTGCGCCGCCATAGGCCGCTCCTTTGCTTGCGATTACGTATGTTTGACGGTATTCAGAGATGGTTAACCCTTGGGAACTACACTCACCCCCATTCAGGACTGCGGATGAGGTCGCGATGACTTCGCATCTTGAATCCGCAAACGCCGCCAAGTGACTTCATGTTCTGATTCAACTTCAGGCGGATTCGTGAGTCGTCTGAATCGTTTGCGCGGCTTTCTTCGCGGCTTTGCCAAAAACACAATCCGATTTTCACGCCCGGCGCGGCCGGGACGGCGCCCATGCCGCCCGCCTTCTCACATTCCGATTCAACCCGGCGCGGATTCCTGAGTCGGCAGAATCACTTGTGTACAAATGCTGCCGGCGCCCCGTCACGCCGGCTCGGTCACCGCGCGGAAGCGCAGCAGCGCGCGATAGGTGCGCCCGCCCGGCTCGCGGCGGATGTCCGCCGAGGTGAACCGCAGATTGACCAGCACGTGCCCGTCGAGGACGAGCGGCGCATCGTGCAATGCCTGCTGCACCAGATGCGCCAGCTGGTGCGCCTCGGCATGCCCGCCCTGGCGCGACCAGCAGGCGAGGTTCAGCCGGTGCTCGGCCCCCGCCTCGGTGGCGGTGGACCCGTCGCTCACCTGCGCCTCGCCCAGCGTCACATAGGGAAAGGCCGGGCTGGCCGGGGGCAGGTCATGGATGCGGCCTTCGCCGAGCGCGGCGGTCAGCACCGCGTCCGTGGCAAGCGCAGCGTGGATCGCCCGGCGCAGCGCCACCGCCGGCGCCATCCCCCCGCTCATCGCCGCCTTCCCACCGCAGCGGCGGGCATCAGTTGCGCCAGCCGGCGGCGCAGCGCCTCCAGCCCGCGCAGGCGCGTTGCGAACTTCATGGCGTCTCCTCCCGGCAATCGCAGATGAGAAAGCGCCCGCGCCCGTCCGGGTCGCTCACCGCCTCGACAAGGAAGCGGCGGGCGCCGAGCCGCAGCCGGTCGCCCGGCTGAACCGTGGCGGGCGCGCGCAGCGTGACGGTGTGGGCGAGCACCGCGCCGGGCCGGTCGGCAATGTCCGCCGCCGCGCCCCGCGTCGCGATCGCGCCCCACAGACTGTCGACGGCGAGGAAGCTGCGGGTGACGCCGCCCATGCCATCCGGCATCTCCACCGGCGTTTCCTGCACCAGCCGGTGCCGCAGGCCCCCGATGCCGCTCATAGCCGCGCCACCCGGAACGGCGCCACCAGCGCGTCGAGCCGGGCGGGAAAGGCCGCACCGGCCCCGGCGACATCGCGGTGCTCGTAGAAATGGGCAAGAACCACCCGCACGGCCTCGATCAGCGGCGAGGGCACATGGTCCGCGTTCGGCCCATGGCCGGCGGTGATGTCGAGCGCGATGCCGGCGAGCGGGCGCGTCGGGTTGGGCACGCCCCCCCGCGCGACCCGGATCAGCCCCGGCAGCCGCGCCGTGTCGAGCGTGAAGGCGTCGAGCGGCAGCGCCGTTTCGGTGCCATCGGCGGCGATGAGGCGGGCGGCGGTGAGCGCTTTGAGCGGGTTCGCCGGCACCGGGATCAGGCCGGAAGCGGGCCAGGCATCGCGCATGAGCCGCCAGCTCTGCTCGATCAGCACACGCCGCGTCAGCGCCTCGACGGTCGCCCGCGCGGCGGTGATGAGCGAGGCGATCAGCGCGTCCTCGGCGCCATGGTCGACGCGCAGATAGGTCTTGGCCTCGGCGAGCGTCAGCGGCTCGACCGTGGGCCCGGCGAGAAGGATCGCGGGCATGGTGCCTCTCTGGGTGAAGGGGGTTCGCGATTGACGTTGCGGCCGGGCACCGCCACAACGGCGCGCCCTTGTCTGGAACGAGCCGATGCGCTTCCTCATCTCCGCCGTCCTCGCCGCTCTCGCTCTCGCCACTCCCGCCCGCGCCATTGTCGGCGGCGGGCCGGCGGACCCGACGCTGGCGGCGGAGACGGCGATGATCGTGTCGACGCGCGGGGCCACCTGCACCGGCGTGGTGCTGGGGCCAAGCGTGCTGCTCACCGCCGCCCATTGCGTCGAGCCGGCGGCGGACTATGCGGTGGTGGTGTTCGAGGCCGGCACGCCGCGCCTCATCCCGATCGACCGGAAGGCGGTGCATCCGTCCTTCGACCCGAACTCGTTCGAAACGCGCCGCCCGACGCCGGACCTCGCTCTGGTGCGGCTGGCCGAGCCGCTGCCCGCCCCCTTCCGCCCCGCCGCGCTCAGCCGCGAGGTGGCGCTGCCGCCCAAGCGCACCGCCTTCACCCTCGCCGGCTATGGCGTGACCAAGGACGGCGACGGCAAGAGCGCCGGCACGCTGCGCGCCGTCACCCTGCCCAGCATCGGCACGACGGGCGGCATCATGGTCCGCCTGTCCGACGGCGCCGCCAAGGGCGGCTGCACCGGCGACAGCGGCGGCCCGGTGCTGATCGACGGCGTGGTCGCCGGCATTATCGGCTGGTCGACGGCGGCGGGCGGGGCGCGCGGCTGCGGCGGCGTCACCGGCGCCACGCTCATCGGCCCGCAGCGCGCCTGGATCGACGCCACGCTGCGGGGGATCGGTCGCTAGCGATTAGGATCGCGTACGATCTTATCGCTTGCGCCCTTAGGCACGCCGGCGCGCCTCTGCCAGAGCCAAACACGCAGTTTTTATTGCACTGGCGCAATCTTATCGGCGCCTTATCGCAACTGGCCATGCGCCAATGCCGGAACTAGCTTCTTCTCATGAACGGCGCGGCCGACACGGGCCGCCCACCCACACTTCGGAGAAGAGCAAAATGAACAAGATCCTCATCGCCGCCGTCGCCTTCGCCACCCTCGGCGCCGTGGGCGCCCAGGCCGCCGATGGCCGCGACGCCAGCACCTATGAGCGCGCCACCGCCGTGCAGGCGGAAGCCGCCGCCCCGGTCGTCGAGGGCCGCAACGCTGCGGTCGCGGTGCCCGCCACCTCCGACGCCTACATCAAGCAGGCGGTCGAGGCGAACGCCCGCTCGACCAACTGATCTCCCGCTTACCCGTAAGGCCGGCGCCCCCAGGTGAGCGCGCGCCGGCCGCTTTTCAAGGAGTATCGACCATGAACAAGATCCTCATCGCCGCTGTTGCCTTCGCCACTCTCGGCGCTGTGGGCGCCCAGGCCGCCGGCCGTGACGCCACCATCTATGGCACCCACCCGGCCCCGCAGGTGCAGAGCCAGACCGCGCAGCCGGTCGTCGAAGGTCGCAACGCCACTGTCACGCTGCCGACCGTTTCCGACGGCTATATCAACCAGTCGGTCGAGGCCAACGCCCGTTCGACCCACTGAGCGTGCCGGACCAACTTCCCGAGACTGACCGTCTCCCTTGGGGCGCCCCTCACCGGGCGCCCCTTTTTTGTGCCCGACCGCTCAGGCGGCGAATTTCAGCAGCTTGATGGCGTCGAAATCCTGCACCCCGCCGCCGACCCGCTTGGTGGTGTAGAACAGCACATAGGGCTTGGCGGAATAGGGGTCGCGCAGCACCCGCACCCCGGCGCGGTCGACCACGAGATAGCCGCGGCGGAAATCGCCGAAGGCGATGGAGAGACTGCCCGCGCCGATGCCCGGCATTTCCTCCGCCTCATGCACGGGAAAGCCCATCAGGCTGGGCGGCGCGCCCGGCCCGCTGGGCGGGGCCCACAGATACTGGCCGTTCTCGTCCTTCAGCTTGCGCACCGCGCCCTGCGTGCGCCGGCTCATCAGGAAGGCGCCGTTCTGCCGGTAGCCGGCCTTCACCGCATAGACGAGGTCGACCAGCGGGTCGGAGGGGCTGGCGGCGGGGAAATCGCCGGCGGCGCCGGTGGCGAGGAAGCCGAGCTTGCCCCAGGCCCAGGCGTTTTCCGCCACCGTGTCATAGGCGAGGAAGCCCTTCGGCTTGCCCACCCCGTCGCCGGTCACGAAGGCCGTGCCTTCCTGCGCGGCGAAGGCGGCCTCCACCTCGATGGCGAGCCATTCGTCGATATTGACAGCCGAATCGTCGAGCAGAGTCTGCGTCGCCGCCGGCATGGCGTAGAGTTCCATGGCGGGAAAGGCGATCTCGTCCAGCACCGGGCTGGCGGTCTGGCCGCGCGCGCCGGTTTCCGCCACCCAGCCCACCGCCGGGCCGGAGGTCATGAACGGCTTCTTGTAGGTGCCGGCGGAAATCACCCGCACATCGGCGATGGCGCGGATCGGCGAGAGCGCCGTGAGCCGGCGGCCGATCTCGCGCTCGGTCTCGTTCGGCACGGTGTAGCCGCCATCCGCGCCCACCCCGGCGGAAAGCGCCTTGGCCTCCAGCCGCTTCAGCCCCGCCGCCTCGCCGGTGCGGACATAGGAATCGAACGCCGCCTTGTGCTCGCGCGCGGCGAGGTCGGCCACCAGGTCGCCGCCCCCGCCCAGCGCCGGCCGGCGGGCTTTCAGCACCAGCTCGTCGATCAGCGCCTTCTGCGCGTCGAGCGCGGCATTGATGCGCGCCACCCTGTCGTCGGCGACGATATCGCCGCCGCGCCGCTCCAGCGCGCCGAGCCGCTGGTCGTTGGCGTCCTTGAACGCCTCGAAGGCGCTCATGAACTCCTCGAAGGCGGCCGAGACTTCCGGGCCGGCGGACTTGCATTCAAGGGCGGATTTGCATTCCAGTGCGGGCATGCTGGGTTCCATGTGGCTCATGTCCTGTTCAAAAGAAGCGTCGTCATCCCGGCCGCAGGCGCAGCCGGAGAGCCGGGATCGTGAGAGGGGTTAGCGATCCCGGGTCGGTCCTGCGGACCGTCCGGGATGACGGAGGGAATCGAGGCTTGCGGAATCCCCCGTTCCCCGGACCAGCCGCGCGCCGCGCGGCGCCGATCCGGGGCCCAGCGGGAAACTCTGCGGCCGAGACCCCTTCGCTGGGTCCCGGCGTTGCGGGCGACCATCCTTCGAGGCTCGCTTCGCTCGCACCTCAGGATGACGGCGCCCGTGTTGCAGACGCCTCGTCATGCTGGGGTGCCGGCCGCAGCCCGGCCTCGAAGCACGCAGCCCCTAACGGCCAGACCCTTACGCCAGCACCGGCCTCAGCCCGGGCTGGCCGCGCAGGCGGCGGGCGCCGCGGCGGATGGTGCCCGCGAGCGTGTCGCCGGCCCGCTTCACCGAGGCGATGCGCGCATCCGGCTGCATCGGGAAGGTGACGATCGACACCTCCCACAGATCGATGCGCGAGAGCCGGCGCACCCTTGTGCGCGGATCGGTGCGGCCCTCCACCGTGCGGAAGCCGATGGAGAGCCCGTCAATCGCGCCGGCGCGCATCAGCGCCAGCACCTCGCGGGCGCGGGCCACATCCAGCGTGAGCTGGCCCTTCACATAAAGCCCGACCGAATCCTCGGCGAGGCTCAGCCAGCTTCCGATCGGCTCGGCCGGGTCGTGCTGGAACAGCAGGCGCACCCCGCCCGCGCCGCGCTCGGCCAGTGAGCGGGAAAATGCGCCGGGCAGGATCAGGTCGCGGCCAAGATCGACCCGGCCGAACACCGCCGCATAGCCCTCGAAGCCTCCATCGGGGGCGATGTTCGCCAGCGCGCCCGCAAAGGGGCCGGTTTCGGCCTTGGTCTGCAGCGGCCGGGCGCCGCGGGGAGACGGCACATGGACAAGGAAGCCGCTCATGCGCCCTCCCCTTTTCCGGCGTCGGCCGCGCCTGCCCGGCGCGTGGCGGCGGCGCGTTCCAGCTTGCCGAGCGTGCGGCCGAACTGGCGAAACACCTGCGGCGCCTGGCCGGCGCGGTCGGGTGCCGGCAGGCGGGGGCCGAACCCGTTGAAGCGGCCGGGCAGGAAGGCCCGGATGCGCGGCGTCGAACTCATGTCTCATCTCCCAACAGGGCGTTGAAGCGCGCGATCTCGCGCACGAAATCGTCGAAACGGCGCACCGCGCGGCCCAATTCCCGCAGCGCGACGGCGGCGAGCACCGAGGCGCCCAGCGCCCACATCAGCAAAGCGAGATGGGCGATGTCGGCCTTGGCGGCGAAAGCGGTGATGAGCGGCTGCATCGGGTTCTCCTCGGCACATGGGCCGCTCGCGGTCATGCGGCCCCAGCGCCGCCATCCCGGCCGAAGCGAAGCGCAGAGCCGGGATCGCGCGCCAAAGCGGGCGCACCATCGGAAATCGACCCCGCGCGCCCCCTCATCCCGGGCTTGACCCGGGGACCCGGCTGTCCCTCAGGTGCGGCGGTGAAGTCTGGGTGGCCGGGTCAAGCCCGGCCATGAGGGCGGTGTGGCGGGTAGAGGGTGAGGCCCCTCACTCCCGCACCCCGTAGCCCACCGCCTGGCGCTTTTCGTCGTCGGTGAGGAAGCTCGCCTCGTTCACCCGGCGCCACAGTGCCTCGCGCTCGCCATGCAGCACCTCGATGGCGTCGAGGTCGGGCTCCAGCACCAGCCGGCCCGGCCCATAGGCGGGGCCGAGCCAGAGGGTGTGGCCGAGCTTGAGGCTGTGGCCGAGCTTGAGGCGCACCTCACGCGCTTTATCGCCATCCATCTACGGTAGCCGAATAACGCCACGCCTCTGAACCGGCGGTGCAGAGACATGCATCACGCATGCGCATAGCCGGACGCAAAGAAAAATGCAATCTTAAGACCGAATAAATACACGAAGTAACAAATTTAATTCCATATTCTAAAATAGTTTCTTACATAACCGAGATTTTATTAGTAAATTTTAATTTTCTTTCGATATATTTTTAATTCTATTGTAGGCAATATCAAAATATATCTTATTAGACTCGATGCCGATGTATGGCAAACCCATCTTCAAGCACGCGACGCCAACAGTACCTGATCCCATAAATGGATCAATGATCGGACCTTCCATTATTTGGAGTAGATTGCACATGAGTTCTACCGGCTTCCCTGCCATATGGAGCCTGTCAGTAGGGGGGCGGCAGCGAAAGACCCCTGGCGCTGTGGCTCCCACCAAGCGTCGAGTTCCATTCGTTGCCCAAATCACGTACTCGGCTTGATTGCGATATCTTCCTCGCTGAGGTCTGGCACATTCAGTCTTGTCCCAAGGGACGATGCCCCGCCAGACCCATCCTGCTGCCTGAATGGCATCAGTTGTTATTGGCAACTGACGCCAGTCCGAAAAAACGCAACAGAGGGCCGAAGCCGGAACCTTCCTCCGCGCCTCACTCAGCCATAAGTTACACCAAGCGAGATAGGAACGCTGATCGCGACTGTCTCCATCGAATTCGGGATACTTGCCTTGACGGAATGAGTATTTTCGGCTCGTCGACACGTCGCGGTTTGCGCGGAGCGCATTCGCGCTGGAGTAAGGCGGGTCGGTCAGGATGGAGCCTGCCGAAGCGGCGGGCAGCCCCTTAAGGACCTCGATCGCGTCGCCAAGGAAAAGCTGAATATTGCCTATTGCTTTGAGTTGCATACTTATCCCCGCACCCCGTAGCCCACCGCCTGGCGCTTTTCGTCGTCGGTGAGGAAGCTCGCCTCGTTCACCCGGCGCCACAGCGCCTCGCGCTCGCCATGCAGCACCTCGATGGCGTCGAGGTCGGGCTCCAGCACCAGCCGGCCCGGCCCATAGGTGGGGCCGAGCCAGAGGCTGAGCTCGTGCAGCAGCCGGCGCCCCATCGGCAGGATGGTCTGGCGCCACAGCGCACGGTTGGCCTCGGCGTAATTGGCATAGGTGGCGTCGCCGGGAATGCCGAGCAGCATCGGCGGCACGCCGAAGGCGAGCGCGATCTCGCGCGCGGCGGCGTTCTTCGCCTCCAGGAAATCCATGTCGTGCGGGGTGAGCGAGAGCGGGCGCCAGTCGAGCCCGCCCTCCAGCAGCAGCGGCCTTCCGGCATTGCCGCTGCCGGAGAAATTCGCCTCCAGTTCCTCCTTCAGCCGGTCGAACTGCTCGTCGGAGAGATTGCCCGCCCCGCCATAGATCAGCGCGCCGGAGGGGCGCGCGGCATTGTCGAGCAGCGCCTTGTTCCAGGCGCCGGCGGCATTGTGCAGGTCAAGCGCCATCTGCGCCGCCTCCAGCGGCGGGGCGCCGTAATGATCGTCGAGCGGGTTGAACAGCGCCACATGCAGGATGGGCGGCGGCACCCCCTCCTGCACGAAGCGCACGGAGCGTCCTCCCGCCGTGTAGTCATAGGCCTGCGCCCAACCGTCCGGACCGGGCACGACGCGCATGCGGTCCGGGCGCAGCACATGGAGTTCGCGCGGCGCGCCGCCGAGGCTCACCGCCTCGACATAGGCATTGCCGGCCAGCAGCAGATGCGCGGCGAGCGCCTCCATCAGCCCCGGCCCGGCAAGGCGCGCATTCGGCTGCGCCAGCAGGTCGAGCAGCGGATGGGCGGCGCTCTCGCGCCCGTCCTCGCTCAGCAGCGGGCGCAATTCGCCCACCCCCTGCGCGATCAGCCGCACGCAGCGATAGGCGATGGCGTTGCGCTGATAGCCCTCGCGGGCGAGCGCGCCATAGTCGCGCGGCGTCCATTGCGGCCGGTGGCCGGCGAGCAGCGCCACCAGCGCCTGGCTGCGCGAGGCTTTCGCCTCGGGCGGAACCGCCCGGCGACCGAACGGGAAGGGAAAGAGCTTCATGAAGGGGCTCCGGTTGAAAAGAGGCGTCATCCCGGCCGAAGGCGAAGCCGCAGAGCCGGGATGGCGCGCCGGCGGGCCAACGATCCCGGATCGGCCTGCCGCCGTCCGGGATGCCGCCGAACTTGGCGAAATCCCTCACACCCGCCGCACCCGTGGCGCCGTGGCGCGGGGCCCGAGCGCCAGCGCGGTGACGGCCCAGACCAGCGCGTCGAGCCGGTCGGGCGAGCGGCCATTGGAAAGACCGTCCGGCCCGAAATCGCACATCTCGTCCGAAATTGACGAAATACAAGCGGAATCAACGACGTGCGTTTTACCGAGGGTAGGCCGAAAAACCGTGAACAGGCCCGTAACATCGGGGCTGATTGTAAAGCGTTTTTTGGCCCCTCTCCCCAACGGAACCCCCAATGATTGGGATCGGCTCATGACTGAATCGGAAATCGTTGCGATCCTGCGCCAGCACATCAAATGCGACGCCACCGGGCTCTCGCCATCCGTCGCGAGTGTGTACCTCGTAGGTTTTGAAGAGGCGGCGCAGGCCCTACTTGAGCGGCTTGAGGTACGGGATACCGCGCTCCGGCTGATCGCTTCCTGCGCCAGCCACGCGCCGGGCGATGTTGTGGATATCGCGCGTTCCGCGCTTCGCGGAGACCCCCGCCATGACTGACCACCTCACCCCGTCCGCGCCAGGAGCGCGGGAAGAACAGTACCGCATTAAGCCGCTGGTATGGGTTTGCTCAAGCCACGATGACGGGAGCATCTACCTGCGCGCGGGTACCCCATTCGGCACTTACAAAGTTAGCTATGAGCCGGGCCAGGGTTGGCGCTGGGGATATTGCTTTGACGAGTACTATGACGAGGACGATGGCCCCTGCGACGGCGAAGACGACGGCATGGACCGCGCTTGGGCGAATTGGCTTGAGCGAATCTCTGATGCTCTAGAGCCCACCGGCCGCACCGCTCTCTCGGAGGCCGGCCATGAGTGAGGGGGAGGTAAAGTCAGGCCCGCAATGGGCTAGACTGATTAAGCGACTACTCAACCCTCCTTTTGGGACGGATACGAGCGAGCGTCTTCTTATGGGCGAAGCGGCTGATGCTATTCGATATCTTTTGGAGAGGGTTTCGCCTGTTAGCGAAGCGCTTATTACAGAAGTAACCGAGTGGCGTGGATGCGCACTCTATGATCCAACAATGGAGGGGCCCCGGTTTAAAGGGTGGGACCGCTCGGCATTGGAGCGTTGTCGCGCGACCGCTGAGAAAGCCGGCGCTGTCCCCCTGCCTCCGCGAGATTGCGCCGTTGACGCACAAACCTCACTCGCCTCCCTCACCACCCAGCTAGAAGCCGAGCGCGAGCGGGCGACCAAGGCCGAAGAACGCTGCGAAGCCTACAAGGGGCAGGTAGAGGCCGGGGCGAAGGAGATTGGTCGGTTAACGGACGCGTTGCTCAGATGCGCCCTTTTCCAGCGCGGGGCCCTCAAGACCGGGGAGCCCTCCCATGACTGAGGCCCCGACTGTTCTCGACGAAGACCTGCGCTTGGCCGGCTTCACCGAAGCGGCCCGGCAATTCCCGCGCTCTGATGCGGCCTTTGCCGCGATCTGCGCATGGAACAATGTCAGCCCCGCAAACGCCCCGGCAGCTTGGCGCTATTTCCCGAACGCCGCGACGCGAGATGCTTGGGAGCGTGTGGTGTCCGCCCTCATAGCCAAGGAGGAGAGCAATGCTTAACCTCCTCCGCCGCCTCTTGCGCTGGCTGATACAGCCAGGGTGCCCGGCCGCCTGCCCGAAGCGCGGGCCGGGCGGGGAGATGTGCCGCGACTGCTACGATTGGTGGGCGATCAAGTGAGGCGATGCCTGCACTTTGTCGGCTTCCGGGGCGATGAGTACACATCGGCCGTTCGCGCTTTCGGGCGGCCTGACTTCATTCACCGCTGGTGGGATACTCGCGCCCGCCGAGAGATTGCCGATGGAGATCTGATCGTATTTGCTCGCGGGGATGAGCATCAAGAGCCCTCCCGCTTCACCGCACCGGACATAGAGGAGTGAGGGATGGCCTATATCCCGATCCATCGCAAACTGACGTTGCAGGAATATTCCGAGGCATTGGATGAAGCCCTGACCCTCCGCGAAGAGTCAGCAGCAAACTGGATAAGGGCTCACAAGTTTGAATACGCCCTCCGCGCCATCATAGACCGCGCCGACAACGGCACGCTAGGATCGTCTAAGGTGCAGGATATGCGCAAGCTGGCAGAGGAGGCGTTGGGAGAGTGAGGGATGCAAATCTTTGACGAAATGGCGAAGATGACGCGCGAGAAATTCCAGGAAATCCGCGCTGCCATACTGGACGGCTATACGCCACCGGCAGAACCTACGGGACGGATGTGCCAAGTCATGGCCATGGCGGAAGAGGCCGAGAGGCGAGCTGAGCTAGAGGCTCACATTGAAGAGGCGGGGCGAGAAGAGGTCTTTGCCCATGCGCGTGCGCTAGGCTGGACGGGCGGCGCTCCTATGTGGGTATGGCACGCTATCGCGTCTGAGGTGCAGTCGCGGAAGATGGCACAGAACAGCCCTAAATCCCCGCAATCTGACTGAGGAACCCCGCTGGCCATTCGCCCTCATAAGCCTCTAGCCGGCGCTTCCTGACCTCTCGCATGATGAGCCGGGCACGCTCCTCCCATTCGTCTGGCGTGCCTATGCCTGACCATCCGGGGCCTTCGAACAAAAGGCGGCCGGTCGGCTCGTGAAAGGCGGCGCGGGTCAGCTGATCCGCAGCCAATGCCGAACCCAATTTACCGCCACGTCGCCGGCATAAACGACCATCCCGCCCACGGACATGCCGCCTAGAGCTATCATTCCCGCAAAACCGATGCCAATTTGTTTCATCCGCTTGAAGTCGTCCGTCTGGGGCTTAATTTCTTCGTTCAAAGTTTTTTCGATGGCATCGAACCGAGCTTCGCTCTTGTCGCGGTGCTGGGCAGAGACAGCAACGTCGACATGCACTGCGGTCTTCAATTCGGCTAGTTCGGCGTAAAGATCGTCCTGCTTGCGCATCAGGTCGCGCATCATTCCGACAAGCTCGTCATGAAGCCCCATCAGCGCCACCCACAGGCCGCTTTGCCGGCGGCGTTGTGAGCCTTTACTTGGCGCTTCGTCGGGTCAGTGTCGGCGCTAGCCCATGTGATCGGCCGGAATATCCGGCACTCAGTCCCGGCGCCAACCGTCGTTTTCGAGCAAGCCCCCAGAATCGGAGCCGCGCTCAGAAGCAGCGCGAGCGGCAGAAGCCTTGTCTTCAGCATCACGATTGACCTTCTCAATACGCGCGCGCTCTTTCTCAGCGCCGACAGATTCAAAATGTTTGATGGCCCAGAACGCCGCGCCGACGATGGCGAGCGCGATAAGCAGGTAGCGTCCGATGGGGCCAAGGATGAACGCCAGCATCACGCCAGCCCCGCATCAGAGCGCGAGCGCTTCCACACCCCATAGATGGTGAAGGCGATGCCGGCGATAGTGAGCGCAAGGAAGACGTACTTGGCAATGTCGAGGGCTTCCGTCAGGGGAGAAATCTGTTCCGCCCCGGTGCGCGCGAGATCGGCGATAACGTCCGTCGCCGCTGTCCCGGCCATGCCGGTTCCGGTGGCGATAGCGCCCTTTCCTTCGGTGCTCTTGGCGACTGCCGGCTTCGGCTTAGGCTCAATATACTGCGAGGCCACGTACTCACCACGCGCCCACAGGCCGGCCTCAGCGGCGCGGCGGTTGGACAGGCCCCGGAGCGCCTTCCCGCCAGCCTTGTTCCATTTCGCCAGTTCGCCCGGCACCGCGTCGTAATTGCCGGCGTTGAGTTTCTTGAGCAGGGTGGATTTGCGGAAGTTTCCAGCCCCCACATTGTAGGTGAACGATACCAGGGCCGCGAATTGGTTGTCGGACAATTCTACCCTGACGGCTTGGGCAACCGCCGCCTCGTATTGGCCAAGATCGCGCTTTAGGATTTCGTCGGCTTCCGCGTCCGTAATCCGTAAGCCGGGCGTGACCTTAGGCGGGCCAGCATTGTCGGTGTGACCGTAGCCTATCGTCCAGATGCCAACGGGGTCTTGGTAGGCGACAAGCTCCTTGCCCTCCCATTGTTTGATGAGCCGAAGCCCCTCGGCGTTTATTTTGCGAGGCATGGCAGTCTCCATATGGGAAGGGATGGCTATGCGCCGATTGCGGAAAGATACGATGACACCGCCGCATCGAAGGCGGCGGCCTCTGTGCTGGTTAAGCCGCCACCGATACTTGCTTGCGCAATTTGGTCAGACGAGAAACTCGCTGCGCCGTTGAAGTTTACGGCTAGAATGTAGATTTCAGAATTAAAGAGTGCGGCAGAAGCATTGGTAGATGTTCCGATAGACGCGCCATTTCGGTAGGCGTCGATTTGAGACGCCCCGGTTCGGGAAGCGATGAAGCGACCGGCGCTGTCAGAAGATGCGAAAGCCGGCGGCGATGTGCCCCCGCTAGTCACGCGCGCGCGGGTCAGGTTGCCGGTGTAGCGTGTGGCGAGTTCGGCTGAAAAGTTAAGCCCGGATATGGCGATAGCGCCTATTTCTACCGACGTAGCCGCTGCTCGTGATGTCCTGTCGGTCACGGAAATATGAGAACTGTCGCGCGCGAACTTAGGCGAAACTGCCGTCGCAGGATTGAAGCCTGTCCGCAGATATGCCGACGAGCCATTGCCCGTATAACCGCGATCAACCGTAAAGGTCGGTGAGCCGACAACGGTGAGATTATACTGGTCAGAAATCCAGTTAAGCAGCGCGGCCTGGGCATCGTGTGCTGCGGTGAAATACAGTGCGTCATCTTTTGCCCAGACCCCTGCCGTCTTAAGAGCCTTTATCGTGTCGCTTATCAATGCCTTTCTGGCAGCGCTCGGCTGCACAGACATCCGGGCAAAAAGGGCCGAGGCTTCGGGCTCGTAATAAGCGCCAGGGCGCCCACCGGGCAACCCAAGGCCGAGCCTAAGTGTTCCAAAGGTTCCCATAGGGTCAGGCCGCAATCACAGACACGCGCTCGCCAGCCTGAAGCTCAAGCGGGATTTCGCCGCCGGCCGGAAGGAAGCGCTTGGCAGAAGTTGTGCCCGTGGCAGCGGTCGCCGTCGCATCGGCCGCCGACCCGGTTGCAATGAAACATGCCGTATCACTAAAAAGGCGCGCGACAAGGTTGCTATTCCCAACCTGCTGCGGTGTCGCCGATGTACCGTTCGCCTGCGTTGCCGAGATCGTCAGGGCCTCATAGAAAACACAGCGCCCGTGAATGCTTGACGCATAGGACGAGCGCAGCGCCGGGATGGCGAATTCAACGTGAAGGGTAGCCATGGGGGTCTCCTACTAAGCGGCGAGCGCCGCCATTGCTTTCCAGGTTCCGGGGGTGCCCGCCGTAACGCATTGCCACCCTGGAACGCCTCCGGCACTAGACTGGGCGTTCCAGACAATTTCACCGCGTCGCCACGTGCCTTCTGTCGGGGCGGCGGTGCGGTATTCCGGCCATTGCCAAGGGCCTAGAATAGGGTCAAACCCGTTCACCCAAGCGCGGAGGGCGGTAATACTTACCGTATCAGCTGAATCGGTTGAGCCGACAAGCTGCCTGACTTGCAGCGTAAACGTCTGGTCTTCGCCTGGGGTAAGGTAAGTCCCCCATAGTTGCCAGCCGTTCGGATACTCAACAAACTTTTTGAAATTTGCGCTTTGTGGGGGTGTCAGGTTTCGGATGACAACGGTTGAGACAGACTCCGCCCCTCCGAACTTCACTAGGCACGTAACCCATATATTAGAAACAAGCTTTATCCCGCCTGTTATTTTAAAAGAGTAGGTGAACCCGTTTTCTGTTGATGCTGTCCCGGTGCCCCTCGCCAGTACAATGGCGGTTTCTCCGACGAAGCTTGTAGACGATGTAGAAATCGTGCCGCCTGTGGGAGAATGGGACCTTCCCGGCAAGCCATCACGAAAAGATGGCGATTGCCCCGTCGCGCTATGGAATATTTCGAGTTCTCGGCAGTCACCGTATCCTAGGTTTTGCCCTATGTTTACGGCGTCAGAACCACTACGGACGACAAGGTTTTCGACACTCTTTGCGTAGGTATAACCATAGGACATTGCCCCGTGGGAAACGGACACAGCGGACGTTGCGAGCGGGCCGATTGTAACCGCTAGAGGCGTCGGTGGGAACGACTCAAGGTAAACACCGCCAAGATCATGACCCCGGCCGTTATCGCGAATAAGGGCGATGCTGGCGTATCCTTCTACGGAGCCCGTGAGCGAACAACCAGCGGCACGGTTGAAGTCTACCATATATTCATGCTCAGCCATGCGCGACTGGGCTGGGTAGTTTACTGAATGACCAAAATAACAATTCGCCGCGTTAGTCGCGGATGTCGGCTTAAATGCCAATAGGCAATCGCGAGCGTAACATCCAACAAGGGAATTATAATAAGCCCAAAGGTCTGTTCTACCTTCCTCAACCCCGCGCGAAAATCTGAATGCAGTACCGTAGTGAAAATTAACCACCGTTACATTGTCAAAACGCGCGAGAACGCCGTTAATTAGATTAAATGCATGCCTCGAATTGCTGTTTACCGTTGGAAGACTGCTGCCATTGCGGCCTGTCGTTGAGCCCCCATCCTCTCTGACCGTGACATAAAAGTCTTTAAAAACAAGTCCAGAGTTTGAGCCGGGCAGACCCGAATAAAGCAACGTATTGTTTACTGGCTGAATGAAGTCTGCGTTTGCAGTTGCGGGATCAAACCAGAATTGCGAGCCTAGGCCGTCTCCCTGCATCATCAAATTATGGCTCGGGGCGAGAGGAGCTGTTATCTTGTAACGCCCCTGAGGGACGTAAACAGCCGCGTTAACAGCTGCAAGATTTGCCCAGACCCCAGACAGACCGGGAAGCGTGGACCCGGCGGCATCTATTGCGCCCTGGACAGCGGCGGTGTCGTCAGTAGTGTTGTCCCCTGCCGCTCCGAACGCTCGGACATCGTACCCTTTCGGGCCAGGGACGACATACAGTTTGACGCCTCCAGCTGTCGAGACATGCTCGTCCGTGGCGCCGCTCGCCGCGACCGCATAGCTAATCCCTTCCTTGCGCGTGCGGACGTAATTGCCTTCCGTGACGCTTGACGGCGAGCCCGTGCTATATGTCAGGCTGCTGTCGGCTAGCACAGCCGCCACGTCGTTTAGCCACACCCCTTCGTACAGCGCCGCTTGTGCGGCAGCGGCTTCGGCAGCGGCTTGGGCGGCTTGAGCCTCGGGAGTTACGTCGCCCGTATCCCCCGTATCGCCTTTGTCGCCCTTGTCTCCCTTCGGTCCTGCGACGCCGGGCACCTCTATCGTGTAAGTGCCCGGCTCAAAAAAATCCCCGACACCGCCGATCTGCACATCAAACGCGCCGAGCTTTTCGCGGTAGTCATCAAGGATGCGATACACGTCGGCGCGGGCAGAAATACCAACGGGAAGCGTGTTGACGAAAGCCTGCGCCTGCTGCCACGTCACGGTGTCGTCCTCAACCGTGATATCGCCGCCCACGGTTGAGAACGTTGTCGCGGCTTTTCCCGCCGGGGTGATGACGATTTCGACCTCATAGCCGGTGAAATCTACGCCCGTGAAGGTAAGCACAACCGCCGGGGCGTTTGTGTTCCGGTACAGAATGATACGCTGATTTGCCATGGCGATCCTACAGCGGCCCCCATGCGGGATTGCCGTCAGAGCAGAATGAGAAAAAGTCGATTTGTTGTGAGGAGTTGGCGCCAGCTCCTAAAATAAGTCCGATATCGCCAGATGAGTTTTGCGGGATAAATGGCGCCCATGTTGCATCCCATGAGGATGGCTCTGCCGCTCCACGCGCCCACAGTTTCGCTCTAAGAGTCCCGCCGCTGGCGTTTACCCTTAGCCAATACCACGTATTTGTTGACCACGAGAAAGAAAAGCTAGTGTTGTATATATTTGTTAAGTTAATCGAAACAAGAGTGACTTGGCTTCGCGGGAAAGTATTGGACCCAGACAAAATGGCGTGCATTCGGCCGTTTGCATTTCGTCTCAAAAACGGGCCAAACCCGTCAGTGGGAGCGGGTGCACTTGACAAAACTCTACCGCCGACAAGAATATCGCAGTTTGTAGTGTTTGGGATAGCCCCCCAATCGGCGTAATGCTGCACACCACTTGATTGAGCCGCCGCGTGCGCGTAAGCCTGACCGCTTATCGACCCCGAAATGGCACTCACTTGATTGGTTACGGCTGTGCCGAGAAACGTCCAATCGGACATGAAAGAGCCGGTGGAATAGCTGCCCAGGTACGTGTTGCCGTTCCAACGGTCCTTGAAGTCGGTCCAGATTGAATTGCCCCACGCCCTGCCGTTGAGCATGATCGGGAAAGGAAAGGTCACAGCTTTATATGAACCGTGACGCCGGCAGCCGGCGGGATGATCGAGAAGGACGTGGGGGACGCCTCGCCCACTGTGCCGGTATGCGTATGGGCGGGGACGGTAAGGCTTTTCGATGCCACCGCCGCACCGAACGGGCCGCCGCCGCCTATCGTGGCGAACGTGGCGCCATCATAGTCGATAGTGGCGCCGCCGCCGCTTCCCGTAGTGAAGCTAAGTTGCGGGATGTTGTTCGCCGCCAGCGTGCGCGTAGCAGAGCCGATGCGGGTGCCGAGAGAGGTAAGGCTCGCCAGCCGGCCAACAGCCGTAGTGCCGCCCATGTCGTCAAGGCCAGCAAGCACATAACCGCGATAGTCAGGAAGAGACAGGCGTTTGTTGGCACTCCAATCCGCCAATGCGGACGCGCCGCGCCCTCCGCTCACCGAAAGAGTCGAATCGGCCTGCCAAAGGTACTCGAACAACGCCTGCGCATTGGAGTTGGCATAATCCGCGCCTGAGGTCGCGCTGCCGATGGACTTGCCGTTGCAGATGCGCCAACCTGTCACCTCGCTATCGCCATAGCGGTTTTTCGTGTCGCCAGTTTGAAAAACGCCGGTAACGTCGATAGGCTCGGCGGGGGTTTCCCCGCCTGACGACACCCCGAAAATCTGGCACACGGTCAGGTCGCGAAGAGTTACACCGGACGAGTCGGTGATGCGGACGCGGAAGAACGCGCTTGTGCTATCGTCCAGCCATACGGAAGGCCAGAACCCGGAGTCTGCCACCACGGGGTTAGGCAGGGGCGTGGCGAGCGAGAATTCGGCGTAGGGCGTCTTCGGATCGCTGGTGGACGCTTCGTAGAAATAGGCCAGAGCCCCATTCAACGGGCGCCCGTCCGCGTCGGGATACGGCTGCAAGGACATTTGCCATTGACCGGGCATGCACGGCTCCATGAAAAAAGCCGCCCGTTGAGGGGCGGCTTGATCTGATCTGGCGTCTAGAGAGGATTATTGCGGCTGAGCTTCCGCCCCGCCGACAAGCGTCAGGATACGTATGAGAGCGGCATACGCTTCCGGGTTTGTGGAAGTCTGCGCCTGCGCTAGAAGCTGCTCATAGAGCGGGGAGCGCATGCGGGTGTTCTCGTCTGCCCTCATAAGAGCCCTGCGCGTCAGAGCATTGCCTGTCTGCTTAGCCGCGACGCCGGCAAGAGGCGCCAGGGCGCCAGCAGCGGCCATCACGGGCGACCCTGTGGCAAGGCCGCCCGCACCAAGCGCGCCGCCCGTAACGACAGCCCCTAGGCCGCCCCCGCCGCCGAGAAGGTTCCCCGTATTGCGGACGGCGTTGCGGAGCGTGGTGCCCTCGGCTACTTTTCGGATTTCGGCGAGTTCGGCAGGGGTAAAGCCTCGGCTTCCCTTCGGACTGAGTAGAAGGGATGCGAGACGGGAGCGGATGGCATTGTCAATATTCTGGCCGGAATTGGCGGCAGCAGCTCGTAGATCGGCGGCTTCTTCAACTCCGGTAAGGGTTTCGGATCGTTTGGCGGCGGCGTAGTTGGCGCGCGCATCCGCAAGGGCTTTTCCGGCGGCGGGAGCGGGTCCAGCCACAACACTTGACGGATCAGATGCTTGAACGAATCCATCAAGGACATTGATAGCGCGGCTGGCCGCAAGCTGCTCAGTCGGGTTGTTGAAGTCCTTTGCGGCGTTGCCAAAGGCCCGGCGGGCTGCTTCGATACCTGCGCTGGTGGCCGTGCTCCCTTCCGGGGGATTGGCAAGTTCATCAATGATCCGATGCGTTTTCGGGGCAAGATTGCCGAGGATGCCGTCCTGTTCCAAAGCCTGCTTGGCAACCTTGGCCGCCGCGCGTACCGCGTCAGACGAATATTCGACGCCCATATCGCGAACCGCATCATAACCCGCGCTGCCTGCTGCCTTCAACTCCTCTGCTGTGGGAACCCGCGTCTTTTTGGCGGGGACAAGCGCGTTGCGAGCGCCAGGGATGGCATAATCAGCCGCCCGGACAGCCGGGTTGACCGGTGTGACCACGCCCGCCATTTCCGTCGCGCGCCGGATTCCCTCTTCGCTCATCGGGTCGACTTCGCCCCGATACGCTTCCGCAGGAAGCGTCACCGCGCGCTTGATCGAACCAAGGATGCCGGCATTGCTGTCAAAGCTGACATTGCCTTGCGCGTCGCGGCTCACCGGGAGGATCGAGCCGGACCATTCGGGCGCGGCTTCCGGCTGCGTGCCGTTAGCCATTCGCGCGCGGGCCGAAGCCATCGCAAGCGCGCGCTTTTGCTCTACAGAGAGTTCCACAGCGCGCGCTCCTCGGGGGTCATGAACTGCCAGACTTGCGGATCAACGCCGGGCGGAACCGCGCCGGGGGCCGCTGGCGCCCGCTGTGCCGGCGGGGCGCTTTCCTGCACCGGGCTCCGGTTGTTCTGCTGGCGCCACGCCGTAAATGGGTCAGGGAGCGCCTGCAAACGGCGGTCGGCTTCCTGCCGGGTGATTTCTCCCATGCCGGCTGCGCGGGCGATCTCTGCGGCGGCACGCTGGTTCTGCGCCACGCCTTCAAGCGTGTTCGCGATGACCGCGTTTCCTTCAGGCGTATTGCCAAGGCTCGGCAGCGAGCGCATGAACTGCTGCAATTCGAAATCGGACTGTGCGCCGGAACCGGGCACGCGCAGTCTGGGAGCGATCCGCGAGACAACCGCCTCGTAAGCCTGCGCGGCAGGAAGCCCTTGGATATTGATGCCGAGCGCTTCCGCGTAGGGGCCAAGCCGGGCAATAGCCTGCGCCCCGGTGCCTGTCTGGATTTGCTGCCCAAGCTCCCGCAGCGCCGCGACATCGCCCAAAAGAGCGTTTGCCTGATCGCCTTGTTCGATCATTCCGCTATAGCGTTTGGCTTGCGTCTCGCCAAAAGACTTCTGGAAAGCGTTTTCGCCCGCCGCAGGGTTGACCGTGACGCTGGTGCTGCTAGCCCCCGCCTTCCTAAGTGCGGTCTGGTAGTCGAGAAACGACCCCTTGAACCCCTGTTGCAAAGCGAACTGATATTCTTGCACATCGGCGGGGAGGTTGGTGCGAGGCTGCGGGAGCCGGCCGCCATTCATCAGCAAAGCAACACCTTGCTCGCGCGTCTCCGGCCGCTGCAACAGCCCTAGGATAGCCTGCCGGTCAATCTGAGGGCTTCCTCCACCCATGCCCGGCGCCATACCCATGCCACCCTGCGCCGGCATGGGAGCTTCTTGAGCGCCGCCCGCCTGCGCCGGCCGAGGCGCCCCACCGCCGAGCAGGTTGGACAGGAACCCGCCGCTCTGCTGCTGAGGCTGGCCGCCGTACACCGCGTTCAACAGCGGCTCATAGGCCGAAACCGCGCGGCGCTCATCAACCAGATTGCCGAGCTGATCGGCGAAACCCGAGAGGAAACCAGCCATCACAAGAACCCCAGGAATTTGCCCGCGAGGCCGCCGAGCGAAGATCCGATACCGGCGAGGCCCGCATTCTGCGCCTCTTTACCCTGCGCATACTGGTTGTTCGCGCCGATCAGGCCAGAGGTGAACGTGTTGTTGAGGCCAAGGCGCTGGTCCGTCGTGTTCTGGTAAAGCCCGCCGAGGTTGGTCAGAGCGTTCGCCGTCTGGCCCGCCGCCTGCTGGCCCTGCGTGCTCACGCCCATCAGGCGATCAAACCAAGACCCATATTCCTGGTTGGCGACCTGCGAGGCGCGGTCCTGCAAAGCGGTTAGGGTGTTGCCGCTGGCAAGCATTCCGCTTGCCGACGCCGCCCTCTCCGAGCCCTGAAGCGCGTTCTTGAGCGTCCAATCGTAGCCCGGCGAGGTCTGGAATGCGGAAGTAGCGGCTGCGTTCCCGCTTGCCCCGTTCAAGCCAAGCGCATTGCCCACCATTGTGTTCGCGGCGGTGCCGGTCTGCTGCCACGGCTGAAACTGGCCAGCGGCTTGCCCCAGATAGTCGGCGCTTTTGGCCTCGCCCTGGTCAATGTATTTTGTGCCACGGTTCCACAGCCCTGCGAGCGCGGTGAGGTTCTGCCCCGCCGCCTTCTGCGTGGCTTTCCCGCTATCGAGGCCAAGCATTCCAGAGAGAAAAGACGCCATGCGAATGCCTCAGATGACCGAAAAGATGGAGGAGCCATTGACGACGCCGACGCTGGCAAAAAAAACCGCCCCATTCGTCGTGTTGAGCGTGCCCTGCGTCTTGGTGAAGCCCGAAAGCGTGATTGTTCCGGCGCTCGCTCCGTTGGTGATCTTCACCAAAATTGAGCAATCTGACGTGGGGGGCGCCAGCGTGTGGGCGCCGTTATTCGTGTAGTACTGCACGTTCCCGTTGGTCGGGTTGAGCGTCAGTGTTCCGCTTGATACCGTGCCGGCGCTGTAGGCGGTCGCGGTATAGCCCACCGTCAGGTTCGCCGTTTGATCGCGATAGAGCGTGTCTGGATCGACGGGCGGGATTTCCTGCACCGCCGTGTTCGCCAGTTCCAAGAGCGGATAGAGCGCTTGCATAAGCAGGTGGAACTCGGTCGACGGGCGCCCGTCCTTGTCTACCCATGCCGATGCGGGCGAGGGGAGCGAAGGGATATTCGCCATCAGCGCGGCCTCGCCTCAACTTCCATGGTGGCGCTGAGGAGCGTGAAATAGACCGGATCGGAAATGGAGATTTCCCACACCACGCCCATGGGGCCGGTCATGCCGCACCGGTTGAGCGTCACCCGGTTGCGATACGCGCCCTGCCGCCCAAGCTCACGCCATACCGGAGTGGAAAACAGGTTGCCCCCATCCTTGGAGTAGCTGATCCAGCACCGGGGCTGCGTCTCAATCGGCTCTTCGCCGTTGCCTATGCCCTGACCGACCACGAAGTTGAAATCCGCCCTCGGGATAGCGAGGCGGTTGGGAAATGCCGCGTTCTGGCCGGATCGCAGCTTCATCACAAGCGGCTGCGTGCCTTCCTTGCGGTACTCGTCATCAATCCGATACACCACGCCATTGCTGGCGTGGCCTACGATCCATTCCCCATTAAACCGGGCTGAGAAGCGCGCATCCCATGTCGGGCGCAGATAAGACTCGCGTTCGTGCCAAAAGCCCGTCGTGAGGTCATACACCCACGCGAAATTCGGCCCGATGATAGCCCAGCACGTATGCCCAGGGTGCTCAAAGACCAACGCGTGAAGGTCGGCGGGGTCATCCACAGACTGCAAGGCGCGGTCGATATCTGGCGTCGAAACCCGCTGCGGAACGTAGCCGCCATCAAGCCGATAGACGGCCCGGTCGTCGCCCACCCAAATGAGCGAGGCGCCCCAGCCATCCTCATATCCGGCGATAGCGCCAGCCGTGAGAAGCCCAACCGGAATCACGGACACGCGCGAGAACGGGAAGCCCTCGGCGTTGGCCGTGTTCGCGTATACCTCGATAGAGGAAGGCCCGAAGGCGTAAAGCTGTTGCCCGAAGGCAATAACCCTGTAAAGCCCCCCAGGGCGCGCCTGAGCGGTCGTGAAGTCCAGCGGGTTGATTGTCACATCGTTTAGAGCGGAGGCAAAAATGCGCCCGTCTGCGATGGAAAACAGGAAATAGCCGTCCAGAAAGGTGACGGAATTGGGTTGCGGCAGATCGGCGTCAACAAAGCTGGTCGGCGCGCTGCCGGTGAAGATGTTGTATGCCCCCACGCTCGTGGTCGCCACAATATCGGGCGGGGGCGACGCGTTGTTCGCGGCGAAGAAAACCGGGCCTTCGCCCGGAAGCTCGCCCAAATCCGTCGCGGTGTACGTCGACCCAGACTGCTCAATCTTTATGCAGCGGTCATTGATGCACAGCAGGAGTACGCCCTGCACCACAATCCCGCCCCGGCAAACGCCGTCTTCCGTCGTGTCAACGCATGTGCGTAGCCCCGGCGCCGGGCGGCGGGAATAGCTGGATTGCCCCCCTTCCTGTAGCACCTCGGTCAGGCAGTTGAGCAAGCGCCCCTGCCCTTCCAGAGGGCGCCGGCCCGGCGCGCTGGACACGGGGAAGATGATGTCAGGCATCAGTAGTACAGCGCCTTGATCGTCTCAGTACCGGCGCCATCGCCGGGAGACAGCTCGCGCAAATGGTTTTCCGCCGTGATAACGGCATCTTCGCTATAGGCTTGGCTGTAGGCCGCCGCTGCGAAGTTCCGGCAGATTTCCGCCAGATGGTTCATGCCGGCATCCGCCAAGTCATCGACCCCGCCACCAAAATACACGCCGCGCGCCGAGAGATAGGTGAGCGCGTCATCGACATAACCGCTGACGGTCGCGATATCGTCGGCTGAGGCGACTTCACCGACACCGACGACGACAAGCTTATCGAGCGTGCGGCGGATAAGTTCGGCGCGGGTCGCCATGCTCAATCGTCCTTATCGGCGGCTTTGGCGGCTTCCACCTCTGCCGCATGGGCAGCGGCGCGGGCTTTGGCCTCTTCCTCGCGCAGCGCACGAGCGGCCTTGCTGCGACCGTCCACCTTGGCGGGCTCTGCTTTTTCCTCGGCGCTGTCCGCGACCTTGAATGTCGGATTGACCGACAGACGGGCGAACACATCGGCGGGGACTTTAGCGGGCTTGCCCGCCGTGAAGGTCAGACCAAAGACCGTGACTTCACGATTATCCCCTTCCGCAGGGGAGTAAATGACATGGCTCATCTCTGGTGTCCTGAGAGAGGGGAAGGCGGGCCGTAGCCCGCCCTCATGCTCAGTTGTTCGGGAACGCAGTGCCTTCGTTCTCGCGCTTGTTCAGGAACTCCACCACCAGCGTCGCCTTGCCAGCCGTCGCGGCGGTGCCGGTCTGGGTGTACTTGGCATAGACGACGCGGTTAGCCGCGAGCGGGGTGCCGAGAATGGCACCCGTGCCAGCCTTCAGGCCGGCGGTGCCGGCGGCAGCGTTCGAGGACGTGACAAGCCCGTCGTCATCGTCCGTGGTGCCCAGAATGAGCACATTGGTGGAACCCGCGTCGAAAGCGGTCTGGATGACCGCATAGGCGCGGATCGGGATCGCCCCGGCCTCAAGCGCGCCGATGGCGATACCGTTGCCGGTGCCGACACCAGAGGTGTTGAAGCTGATGGTGCGGCGGATATGCCCGACGCCAACGTCTTCAGGATGGCGAACAGGGTTGGTGTAGAAATCACCCATGGTTCATTCCTCCTCAGACGCCCGGAGCCGCGAAGAAGCCGGTGACGACCCCGCGCTGCTTGCCCAGCACCGTCGTGTCCTGCGCTGCGTTGGTGAAGTTGCTGGAATAGCAAAGCTTCTTCATGCCCCACTTTCCGATCATGCCGAGCCCTTCGACCTGCCCGTAGTCGTCCTTCTGCTCACGGGAGGCGTAACGGGACTTGATAGCCCAACCCAGCGCTTCCTGGCCCAGCAGATAGACAGGCGAGATATTGGCGCTGGAGGCGCCGATGCCGGTATAGATCGGCATGTCATCCACTTCGTGGAGGACAACTCCGTCATATTCCAGATCGCCACCGAGGAAGATGGACTCGTTGCGCTCGATAATGCTCACGCCCTTGCGCAGGTCTTCCGTGTCCTTACGGAACGAGCGGAACACGAACGGATGGGCGAAGGCGACGAAGTACCGACGATTGGAGCGGGCTTCGACCTCAATCGGGGTGATGCGCGGCGATGCCTGAAGCGCCACGGTCTTCAGGATCGACAGGTTGTCGCGGGTCAGAATGTCGTTCGTGGTGTCGACGTTGCCGGCGGCGGTCGCGAAGGTGGTGGAATAGTTCGCTGTCGAGTTGCCGAACAGAACGCGATCCGCGTTCGCCGTCACCCAGGCGTTCTTTTCCGCATCCGTTGCGGTCGCGAAAGGCACGTCGCAGTTGGAACCCACATCGCCGAGGCGGTCAATGGTTTCCCACTTAACATCTTCCATCGACCACGTTTTCAGATTGCCGCGCGCGGCTCGCCGAAGGTCGATAGCCGCAAGATCGGCATCCAGCTCGTGCATGGAAATGCCCTTCTTGCGCATGCGCCAGAAGATGCGATCCCCATATTCGCCAAGCTGGTCTTCGTGACCACGAAGCGGCTGGCGATCGTAGATCGTGCCCCGCTTCAGGTTGGTGATGAACTCGAAGGTGATGCCGTTGCCCCGCTGAGAAGCGAAGTCTTCCTTCATCACAATCGGGTTGTTGGTGCCCGTGCCGGCATAAGCCGCGAACGGGTTGGTCTGGAAGAATTCCGTCGAAAACTGGTCGTCCCAAATCGTGGGCGACAGAGTCGACGTAACGCGAGTTTCGGCCATAGCCGCTCACCTCATCGTTTCATGATTTCGGAAAGCGGGCGCGGCCCCTCGTAAACGGCACCGCTCTGACGCGGGGCCGCAGAGCGGGCGCCAGCGAGAGACGGGGGGATTTGTGAGGGCTGCGCCGCTGCGGGTTGCTGTTGGGCGCGCTCGGCGAGGCGGCACTCCACTTCGGCGTTGATGTACGCCTCGGGATCGCTGCCCATTTTGGTGAGCACCGAGCGTTCGGTGTTCCACTTGACCAATTCGTCAAACGGGTTGGCCGCACTCCTCAGCCGGCCAATCAGGACTGGCAAGTAGGGGTCACCCGCGTCTCGCAGCTCTTCGGCCGCCTGCTTCGCTGCCCGGACCTTCTCCGCGCCGTGGTTCTGGAGTGCGTACATCTCCATGACCATTTCGCGGACTTCGGCCGTCTGCTGCGTGAGCGGGGCAACCTGCTGCTGAAGGAAGGAATTCGGGTCCGCTACGAACTGAGCGAGAGGGTCCAGGGGCTCTGGATTGGCGGGCTTCGGCTGAAGCCGCTCCACCATCTGCCTAAGCTCGCTCATCTGCTGTTCGAGAGCGCGAGAGCGCTGCCGTTCAGCGTGTAGGGCCTGCTGCGGCACCATCCCCGCCGGCTTATCAGGCTCAACCGCCTTGGGCGGCTCCTGTGCCTTGGGGGCTTCCTGCGCCGGTTCTGCTGGCGCCTGCTGTTCCTCGGTCTTGGCGGCGAACCGCCCCTGTTCGTCACGCACGGTTTCCGTGGTGGCGGCAGGCTCCGAGACAGACGCGTTCGCGTCCCGTCCCGCCATGATGGCGTCCAGACTTTCGGTCATGTGGGTGATCTCTTCCGTGAGATTAACGTTCGCCCGGCAGCACCCGGCGTCGGCGTTTGCCCGTTAGACGGTCGGCATCACCGCTTCAGCTCATGACGGAGGCTGACCCCGTGCGCCCTTGACGATGGCGGCTCGATCTCAGTACGCGCGCTGTTCCTGCGGCGGTTGCGCAAGCTGCGCGGCGTAATCCAATGGGATGCTGGCGCGTGTACGCTCGGCATCCGCGATGTTCTTGACGGCGGCGCTCTGCTTCTGTGCGGCGCTCGCCTGCTTGTCGGCGACCTCGGCCTCTGCCCCAGCCACAGCCAACGGGTTCGGGGGCGCCTGTTCGCGCTCCTCTATACCCCGGAGGATTTGCTGCTTGTTCCGCAGGTTCGGTGCTGCCTGAATAATCGACTTGAACGGAATTTCACCGTTCGCGTCCATGTTCTTCAGGTTCACGAGCATGTTGAACTGCTCGTCTAGCATAGCGCCGGCAACGGGCGCGTCATCAATGATGATGTCCACGTCAAGCTGCGCAATCGGCGGGCCTTGCATCTGCTGGCCGGTCTGAGGGTCTACCGTGACAGCGCCATTGATACCGACGAAACGGACGTTCTGCTCGTCATCCGTCACGCGCACCCACATGGGCGCATCCCAATATTGCCGGATGCGGTTCCAAATTTTGCGATACGCCGCGAAATCCATCTGCCGGAGAGCATCGCTAAGCGTGCCCATCTGGATTGCGCCGCCCTGCTGCTGCGCGAGGATGGCCCGGCCGCTTTCCGTGGCGTCCTTCTTGCCCTGCATGGCGGCATTGGGGCCGACTGTCTCGAAAGCCGCCGTCGCCTGCGCCAGAAGCTCGAAATGGCCTGCCGCCTGGTCGTTGGTCGGGATAATGCCGAAGTCGCGGCCGAATTGGGCCTCACCCTGAAGCTCGACATGGCCATCGGGCTTAGCAAGCTGCTTCTTGTTCTCGTTAGCGTTCGCCTTGAATTTCTGATTTCCGAACGTCTGGCGCGCGGTGAACAGGTGCAGCGCCTTGGACCGGCGCTTGTTCACCTCGTCCTGAAGGTCGATCATGTCTCGGATCGGGCCGTATCGGTTGTTGTCCCGGTCCACATAAGCGGTGCGCCAGCAATAGGGGTGCTCGCGCTTCCCGTCCTCATCGATCCACGGCGACGGGCCAGACATGAGAATGCCGCCCTTGGTGAAGTAGGCCACATCCCACTCACCATCGTCGCCAATGTGGTACATCTGCACGATGCGGACGCGGCGGCGCGTGCCGGCCCCGCTCACCCACGACTGCGCCTTGGGCTTGTCGTCATAGGTGCCGCCAGACTCGCCGAGCGTCACCGTCTCATCGAAGACCTGGCCAGCCTCCTCGCCGAACTGGCGAATAGCCTCATTGCGGTCCATCCATACGATGACGCCAAGATAGGCAGCATCCGAGAAATCATCCTCCGAAGAGAACGGGTCCCAGAACATGCGGTCCCACGCGCAGCGACGAACCTTGATCGTCACCGCCGGGCCCATGGGCGTGAGCATGGTGGAGGCCATCGGATCGGGCGCGCGGGCCTCTACCGTGATCTCCATGCCGCACCAGCCGGCCTTGAGCATGTCGCCCCAGGCGCGGGAGCGCAGATCGTCATACTTCTGATCTTCGCAGACGTATTGCAGCGCGTCAGTCGCCGCGTAGCTGTCCTGTTCGTGCTGCGGAGTTCGGGGAAGCGCGCGGGGCTTGGTGCGCTGTGTGCGCTCCATCCCTTGCAGATAGTCGATCTTCTGCCGCGTCAGGTTCCACATGATCGGCGGCTGACCGCGCTTGCGAAGCTCCTTGATCTCCTCTGCGGTCCACTGCTTTCCGTCGTAATAGTCGACATAGGTCTGCGCGCGGGTGCGGCTGTAGTCAGACCCGTCCTCGGCATCTAGAAAACGGTCGATCAGGAAGCTGTGATAGTGAGCATCATCCATCAGGCGAGCTTCCAGTTCATGCCCTCTTCTTCGGGCTCGTCAAACCAGTCGCGGGCGCGACGCGGCGAGGTCTGTTCTATCTGCGGGATCCATGGCCGCGACATGCAGGCGTAACGGGCCTCGTCCGCAATGTGGTCTTCGGCGTCGGTGTCGATGTCTTCGGGCCGCTTGGCGTCGTGCGGAAGGCTCGGCACCGTGCGGATGAAGTCCCGGCAGGTTTCGAACACGTAGAGCATGGGCACGCCATCCACGCCCTTCAGGCGCTGGCGCATCTCATCCCAGCCGCCCATGGCGCCGTTTCCGCTCACGCGCTTATTGTCGGCCCGCATGAAGTCCACACCGTGCAGGCCAAACACCTCGGCGCGACTAGGCCCGCCGTCCTCAGCAAAGATGGCCGGGTCGGCTACCGAATAGGCTATCTTCTCGCCCTCATCCCGCGCCTTGATGCCGGCCGCGACTTCCTCGGTGGTGAGCTTCAATCCCTTGTTCGCGCCCTTGGCCCCGTACCATTCGCGATACCGGATCAGCGCACCCCTCGGTATGCTGCCGTGATCGTCTCCAGCAACAGCCCACCAGCCAACCGAGAACGGCGCGGCAGAACCCCAGTCGAACGAACGGAACTTCAACCAGTCCTTCGGGATCGCGAACGGCGCCACCACGTGCTTGGCGCTGTTCCAGCAATCGAAGAACGCGCCTTCGACGACGTTCCAATCACCCTCAAGCCATGCCTTGACGAGTGCGGCAGAGCCCGCCTGAAACAGGTTGGCGACATAGCGCGGGTCGTTCGCCAGAAGTTCCGGGTTGTCGGTCAGCTTGGCAGGGATGAAAACCCGAGAGCTTTCAATCTGCGTTCCGTCGAACGGGTTCTGGAACACCTCGCGGACGATGTTGTAAGCGCCCGCCTCGATATAGCGCTCTTTCACCCATGTGTGCCCAGGCCCGCCGGGGTTGCAGGTTGCCCGAAAACCCGTTGGCACACCGGCCGCGCTGCGCAGCGTCGCCTTGAGCTTATCGAGCGGGCCGGGATCGGGGAACTGCGTCAGCTCCTCGACATAGACCCGCGTGTAATCGTGGCCCTGGTAGTTGTTCGCGTCGTCGTCGCGCTCAAGGTAGCGAAAATACAGCACCGCGCCGGATGGCCAGACGAAGCGGCTCTTCTGCTCTTCCCACTTCGCACCGAGCGGGCGATAGATCCTTTTGGCTCGCTCAATCGTTGGCGTCAGGGCCGTGAGGGTGCGGCGAATAAACAGGCCCTTCGCATCCGCGCCGTAGCGCTTCGCATGGACCGCCCACTCTCCCAGGCTAGCGTCTGTCTTGCCGCCGCCGCGCGCCCCGCCGTAGCACACCTCGAACACGGGGCATTGGACGAATGCGGCTTGCGGCCCTTTCTGTGGGCGCCAGATGATCTCAGTTCGGGCGAGCGTGCTGCGCTTCCCACTCGTCTTCAGAGAGGGGTTGGTCGCTGACATCATGGTTGATGTTCACGTTCTCGCTGCGCTCAACGAACATGCCAAGCTCTTTGCCAAGGAGTTCAAGCGCGCGGTTGGCGACAGAGCCCTCATAACGATATTCGCCGGAAGGCTTGCCATCTTGGATCACAGCTTCGGCCTGCATCGCGCGGTTAGCGTTCTCGACTAGACGCTCAATCACCCATTGGCGGGAGATGACAACCCCCTCGGCTGCGCGGGCGGTCAATTCTGCTACCCGTTGCTGCACGTTGACATTTGATGACAGCCGCGAGGCTGCGGTGCGGTCGCCCTTGTAGCCAGCCTCTGTGTACGCCTCAGTCGCGCTCTTGCCCTTCGCTAGCTCTTGGGCGAAGCGCTCATGCCTGGCGTTGGAGAGGATGGGCATCAGTCCTTATTCCTGGAAGCACTCAAACGGATACGCGCGGCTTCTGCCTCCAGAGCGCGAGACAGAACTTCTGCGTAGTCGGCGCCATATGTAATAATGTCGTCAGACAACTCGGAAAGATGGATCATGAACGGCCACGACCCATATTGGCCATTAATACCGCAATCGAAATGCAGGACGACTTTGCCGCTGAGCCTCAATTCTTCTGGGCTGATCTCGCCGCGCGCTTGGGGGCTTTCTCTATCTGCAACAGGGGCAAACCACTCATCTGTGGCGGTCAATAACGGGCCCGCTACGTGCACGGGCTCTCCATTGCCATCGCGGAGGCCCCCACTAAAGTCTGGAATCGGCTCCACATCAGACGCCAGTAGTTCGCGCACCTCACGCAATGAGACCATGCCAAAGTTCTCCCACTTCAGCATCTCCTTGTCAGAGAGACGGCGCACATCTCCAACTGTTTTAAGCCCGTTATTATTGACCAGAACATTGTGCGCCCTGGTGCTAAGCCCCGGAACTCGGTCAAGCTCTACGTCGTCGCTAAGCATCAAATCGCTTCCTCTCGCACCCCGCAGCGCCAGCTTACCACGCGCCACTTGGGATGCTGCACCGCCCATTCATTCATCGCACCCATGCACTCCATAGGCATGGACTGGCGGGCCTCTGTGGGTACGCGCTCTTCGTGGCAGGTGGCGGGATCTGCTAGGAGGCAGATGGTGAGGATGAGGTGGGTGAAATCGCTTCGACCATACGGGCGACTTCTGCCTTGTGCCGAGACCTCGCGGCCTTCGCCGACCTCTGCATGGCCAGCTTCAGCTTGCCTTCTGCGATAGCGTGCATGGCGCGCGTTTCGTGGCGCTTCGCCTCGTCATCGAAAATTTCGGACAGCGGGCGCCATGTGTATGTCTTCACTTCCCGCCTCCCATTCCCTTCATCCCCTCAGTCTCAGCAACGCGAGGCCAGAGGTAGACGCCAGTAGACGGATCGTGCGCCTTGACCATGAAGCTGTGCAGGCTACCCCAGAAGCTCGGGCACGGGGCGCTTGTGAGCCAGCGGTCTAGCTCTGGATCGCAGACGAGCGTGATGGGCATTGCAGACGTCACAGGCATCCCGTGGCAAAAGCCAACAGCCCGTCTATTCGGGCCTTGCGAGCGTTAGGATCGACGCGGCGCCTTTGGTTCGGATCACAGCAGGTGGGCTGATCTGGCTTGCCGCTATGTCCTGTTGGACCGCGTCGAACTGTATGACCTGGGCTTAGTCGGCGCCTGTCCCGCGAAGGGTAGAGGCCGTCCGCATACAAGCACTTTAGCGGACCCGTTCTCCAACTATCGCAGCGCGTGTGGTGGAGGCTCTGGCGCTGCGATCCCCTCCACAGGGCAGGTCGTTCGTCGAACTGTATGACCGGCCTTGGCCTCACCCAAGCGTTTAAGGCGCCCATGAGGCACAGGCGCCGCCGGTCATCTCGTTTGCCCGTGAGGGCGAATGTGCTGTGCGTTGACTGTAGCCCGACGCAATTCGGGCGCATACCGAATCATACCCTATTCGCCGTAACCGTCAAGCGCCTGTCAGCATATCCAAAGGAAATAGACAGAACATCGAGGCAGTCCCGGAAAAGCCGCCCAAAATAAAGCTCATCATGCTTCGACCCGGTGGCATATTCGGCCGCGATATACCGGATTGTCTCCCGCCGCCCCAAGACTCGGCGCACCAGCACCGCGCCCCTCACCCCCAGATCACCATCCGCTAGGCGAAGGTCGCGGACGGCTTTACGCTGGCGATCCGTCAGAGGCTCGGCAGTCTCGCCGCCACCGTCCACCGGTTCCTTGGTCGTGTCCATTGCCTTGATGCCGCCAATCTCGGCGCGCTCCCATAGCGCTTCCCAATGGCGGCCGGCGGCGTACTGGCATTCGTCAATCTGGCGCCGGGCCTTCAACTGTGCCAGCACATCGGAGCGCAGGTTGCGGATGACCGCGCTGCGCTCGTGCGGGCCGTCCAGAGGCCCACGGATTTCGTCTTCCGAAGGGATTACGCCCTTGGGGTTGTCCAGCGAGCGACGGTCGAAGGTCTTCACCTCAGCGGGGCGCCGCGTCGGCTTCCGTTCCGCCTTGTGGCGGTTAAAGGCTTCAAGCTGCTTCTTCGCCAATGGTGCCTCCTGGCAGGGAGATAAGTTCAATCAAAAAGCGGAACGATGACGTAGACCGCGATGGCGCAGCCTGTGGTGAGGGCAGAACCCCAAAAGATAAACCGTTTGGCGTCTCTCCAAATTTCGTTCATTCCGGCATCCCTCTAAAATCGTCTAGGAGCGTCGCTGGCAGGCGTTTTGTGCTCCTAGGCTGTCCGGTAGCTAACTGGGCGAGTTTTGCCGCCAGCGCTTACGCCTAGCCATGAACGATGCCGTCGTAACTTCCGACATCATCCACGGCCTTCCGTTCAGGCTTAGCGTAAAAGTCCAGCGACGTGGCGCTGTCGCGTTTGGCCTGCACCGCGTAGGCGCTTCCATTCAGCAGCAGCACGTCGCCAATCGCCGGCTTGTACTTCCGGGGCTGCGAGCACACAGTGGCGCCCGTCTCGTCTTCGAAGTGGACTACGATGCGCTTGGTCATGGCAGCCACCCCAAGCACCACAGCAGGCCGATAGTGGGAAGGATGGCTAGCCATGCCACCATCAACACTGCACCTATCATCGACAAGAGAACCCCAATTGTCATTTCCATCACTCGCCCTCCTCTGAGAGAGCGGCGGCTATCATTTCTTCAGCGCAGGCACGGATGGCATCAGCAAGCACCAAGGCCATTTCTGGCTGAATGCAAATCGTGCCGCCAAAGTCGCCCTTACCGTCGATTTCGACCAGCCCCAAGCCGTCAACATCGGGGCGAATGGTCATGTGGTGCCCACCCTCATTGTCGTAGAGATTGCGGATAATGTTGATTTCGAACTTGGCGGTCATACCTGGTTTCCCATCCTGTTGACGTTGAACGCCGCCCGGCGCTCGATCTCTTGCAGGCCCTTCGGTGTCGTGATGGCCTGCGCTCGCATGTGGGGGCTCCCGTCGCGGTCAATGCCGCCCGACGGCGCCCATGTCTGATCGACCAAGCCGAAGCGCTCAAGCCGGTCGTAGACCATCGGCGCCGCGCTCCAAGCGAAGCCCGGCGCAAACCCGTCCTGCGACATGGCGGCGGCGCGAAGCCACATGAAATCGTTTGCCTTGAGGCCGATCATGAGTGTAGCTCTCCCTGCTGAGAGGGTGGCCATTCGCTATCGAAGTAATATCCGCCCAAGCGCTCGGATCGTTGCGGCCCTTTTCCTGTCGTCATTCTAAGGTATTTGTCCCAAGCGTTCCACTGCGGAGTGTCGAATTTAACGACAACCTTCTGCTCAAACGCACTCATTTTGCGCGCTGCTTGCACAAACCCGTCGAAACGCCTCTGGCTCAAATAGCGCTCGGCATGAACGGGCCGATAATCCGTGTTCTGCTCGCAGTAGCGCCGGAACGCCGGGAGGCTTTCCATCACAGCGGCTCGGTCCTCTCGCGACAGACGGGCGAATTGAGAGGCGGCTCCCTTTTTGCTCATCAGGCTATCTGTTGGATATCCCTTCCAGAACTCCTCGAAATCCTGAGGGTACGAAGCCCGGCTCTTGGCCGGCTTCGTACAAGATGCGTTAGCATCTATCTTCTCTTCTCTGGCTTCTGGCTTCTTAGCATTAGGTTCGTGCATGGTAACCCCATTGGGTACGTCGTTTTGTTCTTTGTTTTCAGTTGTTTGTGACCACCTCTTTTCTGCCGATTTTCTGCCCTTTTGCGAAGCCGAATGATCCTTGGTCATTCTCCGTGAGAAGACGACGCCTGCTCGCGTCAGGCCAAAAACCCCGGCTTGCCGAAGCTCAGCCATCAGGGCTTGAGCCTCGTCCACGGCGGTTCCTGTCATGCGCGCCAGAACGTCGCCGCCTACCGGCTCTCCATTAAGGAGAAGATGGCCATAGGGCTTGGCTTCGTGCATGATGCAGAGGCATTCGATCCAAAGGCCGCGAGCGGCGATAGAGACAGCCCTGAGCGCTTGGTCGCCGCGCCAGTCTCTGGGATAGAACTTCATCCACGGGCCGCTGCTCATGGCGCTACCCCACGTGCAGCGCCCAGGAGTGGACGGGAGCAAGCGCCTTCTGCGCTGCGGCGAATGTGTCGGCGTAAATCTCCCGTCCTGAAAGGCGCGTGGTCGGGATACCCCAGGATGCGAAATAGCCATCCCGAACGATGTTCTCGGCGGATGAGTGATAAGCCGCGCCATCGCATTCGATGCAAAACATCTGAAGGCGCCCGCTGTAGCGGACGGCTACGGCAAAATCCATTCTCGAACGGGAAAAGCCAAACTGCGGAGTAATAACCACAGGGCCGTCAGGAAGGCATTCGCGGCGCGGGTCGTGCATCTTCGCCGGCAGGTCGGTGATAACCCCGAAATCGGCGCACACAAGCGCGGGCAGCAACGTGCGCTCTATCGGGCTATCGCAGATTTCCAAGCCGAGCTGGATAGCGATTACGGCATGGTTGCGCGCAGCCCTTACGGTCGCCTCTCCGGCGCCGCGCGAAGCAAGACGCTTGCGCATTTTCTCCCATGCGAAGTCGAAGACGGCGCGGGTCGAGCCCGCACCATCAAGCCCAAGGCTTTCACCATTCGGCTTTGAAATAGTGTCGCCAAGCCTGCGGAAGCTCATTCCGCACCTCCCAGCATGGAAAGCTGCTTGGCGGGGGCCGGGCGCTCTATGAACATGTCGGGCTGAGCGTAAGCCTTGCGGATGCGTTCGCAGGCTATGTCGAAATAGCCTTTGTCTATCTCTATGCCGATGAACTTGCGGCCAAGCTTCGCGCACGCGACTCCTGTGGTGCCTGAGCCCATGTATGGGTCACAGATGCTCTTCGCTTCGGGGATCTGCTCGATGCACCAACGCATCAGCTCTATCGGCTTCTGCGTGGGGTGAACCCGCTCTACGCCGCGTTCAGAAGCGCGCATCATCCCATCCCATTGGTGGCGGAAGACGCGGGCGACGCCCTTTCTGTTCGTCCAAGCTAGCTCGCAGTCAGCGAAATCGTTGGTGTGGTGGCTTGAGGCGCGCTTATCCCAGACAAACCACGACGAAGAGGATGGGAGGCTGCTGGCAAAATGGTTGCCGCCCCAAAGAATAACCGTTGGCGCTGCAGTGATAAGCGGCGTCGGGTCAAACGGATGGTCGTCGCCGGCTATCGCAACCTTCGCAAACTTTGTCGCATAGCGGCCCTTGCCGATGCCGGACCTATCGTTTCCGCCATGGGCAAACGCAATGCCGTAAGGTGGATCGCTAACGATGGCGTCGACCTGCAGGCCGTCGAGTATTTCCCGACAATCTCCAAGATAAAGCGTACAGTCGCCGATATGCTCAACGCGCATCAGTCGCCTCCTTCACGCAATCAAGGGCGCGGACTGGGCCTTCTTCGGCCTGCCGGCGCTCGCGGTCATCAAGCGGGGCGTACATCCCCTCACGCACGCCGATCTCGCGCATGGCGAGGATGGCGAGAGCATAGTTGCCTATGCCGTCTTCGGACCAATCGTAGGCTTGGGCTGTCTCGCTCATTCCCCGCCCTCCTCTGCGATCTGACGGGCTGCGGAGTGGATGGCGGTGACAGGGGCGACCTGTACGCCTTCCATCAGCCAACGGGCTTCCTGGGGGCGCGCTGCGGCCTTGGCGATGAAGTCTCTGACGTGGATGAGGTCAGCCGACAGAAGCTCGGCTTCGGACTTGCGCAGCGCCTTGGCGCGATGGCAGACGGCGGGGGCGTCAAGACGCACGAGCGCATCCATGCTGGAAAGAAGTTTGGATATGCCGGGGCGCTTCATCATTTTGGCTTTCCAAGCATGTATTTGATATCAAGAATGTCTGCGTGCAAAAGAGGGTGACCCGCCTCAAGCATTTCTGCTATCTTCCTGACGCCGTGCAAAATTGTCGTGTGGTCTCGGCCACCAAGACGACTACCGATAAACGGAAGGCTTCTCCCTGTAAGCTCGCGGCACAGGTACATGGCGACTTGCCGAGGCATCACTACATTAGCGGTTCGGCGCTGCGACGCCAAATCAGAACGTGTAACGCTGTAGTATTTTGCTGTGGCGGCGATAACGCGGTCGCAAGACAACCGGCTTGCAAGATGCAGCCAATCGCGCCCATCAGATAAAGCGGGTGGCTTTTCTGCCGGGGGGGCAAACCAAACAGTCCGCTCCGATACCTGGGCTTGCCATTTTGGCCCGAACTCTTCCTCATAAAGATGAGGTCGCCACCGGACAGCGATAGGACGAGCTACGGGGGCAGTTCTAGCGCGCGTCGCATTGAACCGCGCAAGGGCTTCTGCCGCCGTAATGGCCTCTACGGGCTCTACAGCGCGGCGAATATGAAGCTTTGATGGTGCGGGGACGTTGAGCATAGGCTACTCCTACGAGTGCCGGGCGAGGCGAATTGCGCCCCAGCCTGTCAGCACGGAACAAATCTCTTCGTGGGAATGGCAGACGGCATAGAGGCCGTGCGCCTCGATCACGCGGCGCTGGAACTCGCGCTGCTCTTGAGATTGACGGCCCTTTTTGGCCTTGATCTCGATAAACGCGGCCCGGCCGTCCGGCAGGACGAAACACAGGTCCGCCACTCCGGGCAGAACACCCATGGTTTTGAGCTTGGCGCCAGTCAGAGACGACCGGGCCTCCCCGTTTGGGGTGTGCCAGTAGACAAGCCGAGGGTGAGCCGCGAGGCGGAGAAGCTGGATAGCCGCCTTGTGGATTTTGTCTTCGGTGACGTGGCGGGGGTCGCGCGTTTCGATGGCGTGCAGGGTCATCTCGGCACCACCGATCCGTCTAGCTTCTTCTTCCACTTGGAATCGCGCGAGCACGCGAAGGTGCTGCGCTTCTTGATGCCGAGGTGCTTGGCGCGGATGCGGGCCGTGCGGGACTTCTCAGCCACGTCGGCGGCGGTCTTCTCCCGGTGCTTGTCGCGGAGCGCGGGGGCAAGGTTGCTTTCCCGGTGCTCGCCGCCGTTGATCAGGGCAATGATGTGGTCCAAGTCCCATGCGTCGCCCGGCACGATCTTACGGCCGGACAAGTGGCAGATGCCGCCGTGGCGCTCGAATACGCGCAGGCGCACCCGTTTGGGGATCGCTGCGTCAGGGCTGGCGCCGATCCATTCCTCTGTGCTGCGGGCGGTCATGCGGCCACCTCGCGATCATGGAACACCACGCCATGACGCGCACCGAACTCGTGAATAAGCTCGATCAGGTCCGCCATTTCAGACTTCGACAGGTCAGAGGAGGAGCGGCCTAGACTGACAAAGCCGGTGCTATCAAGGTTCGGCACCATACGAACTTCGCGCCTGAGCGCGTCGAGAAACAGCAGCTTCCAGTCATCAGCCGCCAACTTGATGCCGTGATACGGAACCTGCGCCGCAAGCTCGGTGAGCATCGCCCACATCTTGTCGTTCTGCGGGATGGATCGTTTCGGCTCTTTGAACTCCAGGCGCGTATTCCAGGGCGCGCGCGCCACCCATGACGCGGCGCGCTGGCGTTCACGCTCGGTTGCGATGATGAGGGTGGCGCGGGGCATCAGGCGGCCTCCCTACCGGCGGTAAGCTCTTCGCGGCAGCGAGTGCCCACATCAGCGACTTGGGCGCGCAGGGCCTCGGGGAGAGATTTGAAGGCCCCCTTGAACGCCGCAGAGTTGCGGTATGCCTCGAAGGCTTCGATTGTCTTCTGTCCCTCAAGGTCGCCCATGAGCCGCATGGCAGCGTCGGCGTCGCCGGGGAATAGGCCGCCGTTTTTCTGAGCTTCGGGCTCTGTGGCTTCGCGTTCTTCTTTGCGCCGCGTGGCGACATATTTGCTGTCGTCAAACAGCCCCATATGCACGTCGGCGGACATGCCAAGGTGCTTCATGGCGTTGCCGATGGCGTCGGTGAAGGCCTTCTTGAAAGCCTCGTCATCGTTTTCCCACCGCTCAGGACGGTTATACTGCGTGTTCGCCTTGACGTGAGAAACGACCTTGTCGCCGCCGACGCCGGGGATAAGCTCCGACCTCACACCGTCGCGCACGACCCATAGGGAGAGCCAGCAATAAACCAGCACCTCCTTGTTATCGCCAGGCACAACCTGAAAGGATGGCTCGGTAAATCCCCAGCCAATGCCGCAGGGGCCAAAAACCTCGGTCATCTTGTGTTCGGTATAGATCGGCTTGACGGCGGTTCCCTTAAAACCCCCGCCGCGCGTAAAGGCCTTTGTCTGGTCGGGGTCGGTCTTGCCCAGCGTGTTCCAGATATCAAGATTACCCATCACTCAACCTCCGATGGGAAGGCGCTGCGAGCCGGCTCAAAAAGGGGGCAGAACCCGGCGTTAATGCTTACGCAGCGCTGATAGGGCTCGGTCGCCACCCAGGCATTTCGGGCGACGGGAGAAAGCCCCGGCAGGCGCGGGAACCGCATGCACAGCCAACGGCCCGGAGATTGCTTGCGCGTGTCGGGATGCACGTTGTCGCAGTCTTCGCAGAATGTGGGCTGCATGCTCATTCCGCCGCCTCCAAAAACCTCGGCTGCGCAGGCGCAGACATCTTGTCGAGTGCGGCGGAAGCATCGGCCAAAGCGCGGCGCATTTCCTTGATATCGCCGGCCATAACCGGGCTGACATCGCCGGACATGATCGTCATGGCGTACACGGTCAGGCGGCGCACGGTGGCGGCAGCAAACGCGGCCTCGCCAAGCGCCAGTCGCGCCTCATTCCGGTATCCGTTGTCCCGGATTTGATCGCAGATGTCGGTGATGCTATTCATGATCCGTTCCTTGACTAAAGCCGCCCGTGTGAGCGTTGGACCCGCGATCCGGGCGGCGAAGGATCGCGACGTTGGCACGTGAATTGCAATCGCGCGGGTGCGCGTGCACGAGCCTCAGCCCAGCATCCCCAGCGCTTGCATGTAGAGATCGACAATCGCCTCACGCTCGGCGCGCTCGTCGGCGTCCTGCTTGCGGATTTTCAGGATTTCCCGAAGGGCTTTCACGTCGAAGCCTTCGCCTTTCGCCTCCGCATAAAGGTCGCGCTTGTCGTTGTTCCGGTCCTTGATCTCGCTTTCGAGATTTTCGAGCCGGTCAATGAAGGACTTAAGCCGCTCCTTGGCGAAGCCGGCGGCGGCATCGGAAAGCGGCTGATCGTCCAGGATATCGTGCGTGCGATCCAGCATCAGCCTGCCCTCGGCATAGGCCGCTCAAGCCAAGCGACGCGGGGCATGGAGGGCTGGGGGCGGGACGGATCGAAAGACGGCGGCGAATAGACGACACGCCTTACAGACGGAACGACGCCCGCCATCTTCGCCTTGTCCCACACCTTGCAGATCGAGCCCTTGCTCGTGCCGTACTTGGCAGCGAGGAATGACGCGCTTTCCTTCCCCTTAGCGCGGACGATGTAGTCCACCTGTTCGGGGGTGTAGACGCGGGAGGTGATGTAGTCGCTAGGGCGGCTAGTCATGGTCACGCCTCCCGCCCAAGCGCGGCGCGCGCCGCTTCCAAGTGCGCTTCCACCGCGCCCATATCGACCTGAGCAAAACGGTCAGCTTGCGCCGCAATGATTTTTCGCTCGTGTTCGAGACGCGACATCTCTCGGCAGAGCGCGGCGTCCGCTGCCGCGAGGATCCGTTGATAGACATTGGCTTTGATCGCCTTGATGCGCTTCCGAAGAAGATTTTCGATGGTGCCCGGCGCAATGCCGATAGTGCGGGCGAGTTCTGGCCGAACTTCCTGGCGCGAGCGCCCGGTTTTGTCTGCGGCCTTTTGCTCAAGCCTACCAATTAGATAGGCGGCGTGAGCCTCGTCAGTGGTGAACTCCGCGTGGTTCACTTGTCCATCCTCAATGGATGCCATGTCCGTCGTCTCCGTGGTTCATTGCGAACATCGGAGACGACGACGACGGCATAGGAGATTGCAGGGAATGAAGAGGAAGCGGGCGGCGACCGTCAGCATTGGAAGCGAGGTCAGCCGCCCGAGGTGGCCGGAGGCAGGGAGCACCCCCGGCAGGGAGACGACATTCCAGAGCGTCGGGGTAGTGGCAGCTACCCTGCTCGATCAGATCAGGAAGAGACGGGGCGCCGGGCAATGAGGTGGTGGCAGCCACCTCGCGCTCAGTCGGCGTCTTGTTCAGAAGCGAAAGGAAGCAGTCGATGTTGGTCTTGCGGACGGGGCGAAAATGCTCTCGGTCAAATCCAGGCTCGCTACTGCACCCATCCGGCACTTCGTTATGGACTTCCCCCAGCAATATGATCCTAGGGTCCACGACCCCAAAACTACGAATGGTGTAGACAAGCCCCTTTACGGGGTACACCAGCGGGATTCCCAACTTTCGCTCCCAGAACGACACAAGCCATTCAGGGGCGTTGGCCACGCAGACGACCTGCATTCCCACATGCCAGTCGGTCATGGAAGATCCCCACGAGCGACGGCGAAAACCGTAAGAAGGACAGGAACAGTCAGCGCCCCGCCAATGAGACCGGCTGTTTCCGGCGCCATAGCCGGAAACAGGTTCGCCACCAGCATGGCAGTGCCGGGGGATAGAACGGCCGAAACGAATGCAAGCCAAAGGAGCGCGGCGGCCTTCATCCCTACGCCCTCCCTTGATCGAGGGCGGGGAGGAAGTCGTCTGCCGAAAGACTGACGCCGCGCTCGTGAGCGGCCCGCAACAGGACAGGAATGTGAGATTGCGGAATGCGGCCACCAGTTCCGCCCACCTCACGCGGGCGCTTCCAGTTGGAGACGCGAGTGCGATGAACGCCAGCGATCAATGCCACCTTCGTGGGGCCGCCGAGCGCTTCAATGATGCGATTTGCCGGTTCCATGGCCTCGCATTGTAGCGATGATCGCTACCCATGCAAGAGAAATCTGTAGCGAAATCGGAACGCCACACGGTAGCGATTTTAAGCTACGCCTCACGCATGTTTGCACAGTGGGTAAAAGCCGCGCTTGAGCACGCCGACATGAGCGGCGCCGAACTCGCGCGCCATTTGACCGAGCGCCTAGGACGGTCCATCGACCGCGCGGCCGTGCAGAAAATGCAGATGGTCGAAGGCACCGGGAAGACGAAGCCCCGCGCCGTCGCCGCCGACGAAATGATCGCCATAAGCGAAATCACCGGGTACCCTGCGCCCCAAGGCTCAAATTATTCGGTCAACGTCGTCGGCTATGTGGGCGCCGGCTCGGAAGTCCACCCGTTCGACGATCACGAAATGGGCGCCGGCCTGGAAACAATCGACACAGACTTCCCGGTGAAGCCTGGCACGGTGGCCGTTATCGTGCGCGGCGATTCCATGCTGCCGATTTTCGAGGATGGCGACCTTATCGGCTACATGGCCGATAGCGCCGACCCGACGACCTTGATCGGGAAAACCTGTGTCGTTCGCCTGGCCGATGGCCGGACGTTTATCAAGAAGCTGAGGCGCGGGTCGGTTGACGGGCTATTCACGCTTGTGAGCGCGAACGCCAGCGACATCGAAGACGTGCAAATCGAGTGGGCGCGGCGCTATCGTTTCCGCATCCCGGCGGATGAGTGGAGATCGTCGACGAAATGACCCGCCAGCTTCTGATGGTTGTCATGGCGGTAGCGCTGGCCGGCTGCGTTGAAAGCCGGGGTACGCAATTGGCGCAATGCGAAATGGAAGCGCGGAAGCACCAGAACGACGAAATCAGCCGTTACGCCTTCACAAACCTCTGCATGCGGTCAAAGGGCTACCAGAGGGCGGATAATTGCTGGAACAGGTATGACGCGGGCGAGGATGCGAAGTGCTTCCATAGCGCCAATCAAATAGCGCGGGCATTTGATGCCATAGGAGACGCCATCGGCCGATAGGCCAGACAACCGATGATGATCCGCCCGGCTTCGGCCGGGTTTTTTATTGCCCGAATTTTTTGTAGCGATTTTCGCTCCAGCCTATTTACAACGTAGCGCACATCGCTACACTACCCCCATCGCCTCACACGAAGCGACGCGCCGGGCCGCCCCAATCCCCCTCGCCAACTGGCCCGGCGCAATTCTTCCGCGATGGAGAGTGAGATGCCTCCTGCCTTCTATCCCTTCGTGATCGAGATCGAGCACAACGGCGAATACGTCGAAGTCATGCAGGACTGGCAGGGGAACCCCATGGCCTACCTGTACGGGACCGCCACCCGCGCCGAGATGCTGATGTCTCAGGCGGAACTTGACGACATGTACGAGACGATTGACGGCGAGGCTCGGCATTACGAGCCGGACTGGAGCCAGCGCAAGCGCGCGGTTGCGGAGGCTTGCCGCGTCGAAGTCCCCCGCGCGTCGCAGCAGTACACGGCCTTTGTCGGCGCGTGGCGCGAGCATCGCCGGGCTGCGGCTGAAAACGCTGCCCCTGAAATGACCGCTGCGGAGTGAGCCATGAGCGAGCTAGTCGACTGGAAAATTGCTGCGGCGAGCATCTGCGACGCCATGCAAGAGCGCGCTACGCAGGTCGCAACTCGCGCCTCCGAAGACCTGTATGAGCACATGATGATGTCAGTGCAGGATTATCTTCGGTCCAACGTAAGATTCAACCTGTCTGAAGAACTGCGGCGCGTGTCTGCCGAGTGCGGTCGCCTCAGGGCCTCGAATGCCAGCCTTCTGGCGGGCGCTAAGCTTGCGCTTGATCTTGCCGAAGGGCTCATCAACAGCGACTACGAGGGTACGTCGGCGCACGAACCGATGATGGCCGAGCTTGAGCCGGTAAGAGCCGCGATTGCCAAGGCCGAGGGCCGGTAATGCGCCAGTCCTCCCACGACATCCGCCCCATAGGCCAAGCCATCCGCGACGCAGAGCGCGAGCTTAGCGATGCCGAATGGACGGGCGACGAACAAGCAATCACGCGAGCGTCAACTGTCCTCGCGTCCCTGAAATCACAAGCGGCGCACGGCGAAGAATACGCCGTGCCGTTCTGAGGGAATGATGATGAGCGCAAAGTGGAAAGACATCACGACATACTCTCGTGATGAAAAGGTGCGCGCGCCGGCCACTTGGGAGCTTCGCCTTACCCACGACATTCGCGTGGTCGTTATGCGGGCTCATCGAGACGACCCGAACAATTGGACTATGCATTGCCGTCCGTGGTTCGACACATGGCCCCTCGGTCTGCCGTCTTCGCCTGATTGGCGCGATGAAGCTATGTCGCGTGCGCTAACGCTGGTGCACGCCAAGGTGGATGAACTGGAAACAGCGCTTCTCGCCGCCCGCACCCTCTCGGAGGGTGAGTGAGATGGGCAATGTCGAGTTGCGTCACATTCGCCTTGCAGAGCGCTGCGTCGAACGCCCGTACAATCGTGGCTCGGTCGACAGGGCGGCCAAAATAATCGCGGAAGCGATGGGCGCCCCCTCCACCGTAGACCGGGCGCTCTTCGATGAGATGGTAGAGGCGCTTCAGTGGTTTGTCGACAATGACGACACCATGGAAGGCGATGACCCCATGCCTGAGAAGGGCAATCTTTCTTGGGATGAGATCAACGCCTTTTGGCTCGCAGGGCTTCGCCGCGCCCGCGACATCCTCGCCAAAGCTCGTGAGGCCGGGAAATGAGCGCGCTCGATTACTGCATAGAGGTCCTAGGCCCGTTCCTCGCGCTTCTGCTTCTCAACATCATCCTCGCCCTTATCGCTGTCGCCCTCGGAGCGTGACATGGACTCGCACACCGCAGAAGCCTTCGCTTGGGCCGTCGCCATCCTTGCCCTTTGGTTGGGCTTCGTCGTCTTGGCTCTCGTTTGGCTCAACCACCGCCCCCGCAAGGCTGATCGCGAATACCGCGCCAGCCTCCGCAACGCAGCCGCGTCCTACGAGGATGAGGGCGTGCATGGTGACGTGGTGATCGTGCCCCGGAGGGATGTGTAATGGCGTCCATCTTTGTCGAAAACTGCTCGCACGCCGCCGCCGGTATGCTCTGCCGTGACGACCTGGCGTTAGAAATCGCGACGACGGCCGGGCAGGGAAGCGCAAGCGCATTCTTCCTTTCAATCGGTGAAGACATAGAGCGGCAAGCTGGTCGATTCGTTGCCGAGCGCATGATGTATGTTCTCGCAACGTGCGTAGGTTTTGTAGCTATGGCCGCGCCTATTTCAGGGAAGGGCGCGAGCCTCGATACACTGGCCGACCCCGCCTGTTTCTTCGCTGGGCGCATTCGTCACATGGATATGCACGCCCTCCCGTTCGCCGACAGCGAGGGAGGGCGCCCATGACTGACCCCGCGAAGGCCGGAGAGCGCGAGCTTCGGCAGAAAGCCTTCATCCGCGTCTGCCGTGACAGCGGGTTCCAGCTTGAGGCCCACCGGGCCGCCATCATCGCCGCAGGCGTCATCGGGTGCCATCCGTTCGAGATGGCCTCGGCGTTCGGCTCCATGACTGTCATGGCGCAGATCGCGGATGGAACGCATTCCGCCGCCCGCGACGCGGAGGAGCGCGCCGATGGTTGAGGCATATCCGCTGCAATGGCCAAATCGGCCGCGCAAGGCCACACGCAGGCGCGCCACCTTCGGGACCGTCAAGGGCTACGGCAAAGCGCCCCTCACCGTCGCGGAAGCCGTCGAGCGTTTGAGCGGCGAGCTTGCGCGCCTCGGTGCCCGCTATGTCGTCATATCGTCCAATGTCGAACTGCGGCGGGATGGGCTTCCCCGCTCGGGACAGAAGGAACCGGCTGATCCCGGCGTCGCGGTCTATTTCCAGCTCGCCGGTAAGCCGCACTGCCTGCCGTGCGACACCTTCGACCGGGTTGCCGACAACATGGCGGCCATTGCGGGGCACATCAAGGCTGTCAGGGCGCAGGAAGCGTACGGCGTTGCCACGATTGCCGAGAGCTTCGCCGGGTTCGTCGCGTTGCCGCCACCGGGCGCGGCGCGCCCCTGGCGCGAGGTGATGGGGTTCAGCCCCATCCACCGGCCCGGCTCGCAGGAGATCGCCGAGCGGTATCGCCGTCTCGCGCGCGACAAGCACCCGGACGCCGGCGGATCGCAGGAGGCCATGGCCGAACTCAACGCCGCCCGCGACGCGGCCATGAAGGAGGGCGGGTGAATGGCGCGCGCCTACTACAACGAGATAGACCCTTACGCCGCGCAATGGTTGCGCAACCTGATCGCCGCCGGCCACATCGCGCCCGGCGACGTGGATACAAGGAGCATTGCCGATGTCCGACCCGACGACCTCGCCGGCTACACGCAGTGCCATTTCTTCGCCGGGATCGGAGGCTGGTCCTACGCAGCTCGACTGGCTGGATGGCCTGACGAGCGCCCCCTGTGGACCGCAAGCGCCCCATGCCCGCCTTGGTCGCGCGCTCGAATCTGGCACCGTGCGGCCGCTGGCGAGAAAGACCCGCGAGACCTTTGGCCCGCTTTCGTGCCCCTCGTCGCAGACCGGCGCCCCGCCGACCTCTTCGGGGAGCAGGTGTCCGGCCGGAAGGTCGGGCCTTGGATCGAGCGCGCCAAGGACAGCCTCCAAAAGCTTGGCTACGCGTTCAGCGGGACCGACAGGCGGTCCCGTGACCATGAGGGCCCCCAAGGGCGCGAGCGCTTCTATTTTTCTGCCCACTTTGGCGGCACGCGAGGGAAAGGACTGGTCTCGCGGCGAGGTACTCGCACGGCTCGACCGTGGAGATGGCGTGGCGAAGAGGATTTGCGCGCTATCGCCAGCGCTCCGTTCGAGCCCGGACATAGTTGGCCTCAACCCCTCATTCGCCGCAGCGATGATGGGGTTTCCCCCAGAGTGGCAGCGCTGCGCGCCTACGGAAATGCCATCGACCCTTATGTCGCGGCGGAAGTGATCGGCGCCTTCCTCGACGCTGAGAGGGACGCCGCATGAACCAGGCGCCCGAAAGTCTCATGACGGCCATCGTGCGCGGAGTCATCTGCGCCATCTGCGCGGCCGGCTTCCTTCTCACCAAGACCACCGCCCTTGACGGCCTCGTGAGGGTCGCGGCGCTGGTCATTTACGGAGACGCATCGTGAGCACTGATGCCGTAGCAAAGCCTCTTGTCGCCGACTTCTCGCAGTCGCGGAACGACCTGTATTGGAAGGTCTATGCCGGGGAAGACGGCTTTATCCGTTGGACCGGATACGACGACAATTATTGGTGGTCTAACATTGCGACCAGCGAGCGACGCCAGACCCGCGTAGGCCCGAAAACTGGCCGCGTGTTCGTCCTCAATCCGGCTACCAATGCCGTCGAGATCCGCGCTGCCCTCACGGAGCCCGGCCATGACCGCTGACATGCCGGACGCGGTCGAAGAGATCGCGGCAATCATCCGCGACTACAGCAGCAAGCCGTACACGGTCGAAGCAAGCCGCAACGCCGCTCGGGCCATCCTCGGCGCCCGCGCCATGCAGGCGGCGATGGCCGCCCAGGGCGGCGGGGCCTGGGAAGCTGGCGAGCTGACGACGCTCGCTGAATGC